AATGTACCAATTTTAAACGAAAAAAAGACAGAAGTTTTAACAGAAGGTATTAAGATAAATTGTTAATTTCCGGTTATCGGCTGAAAGGAAATGCTATGAATAGAATAATGATAGATGATTTGTTAGAACCATTAAATGATTCGATTAGCAAAAAAACATTAAGTAAGATTCCAAAAAAGAATAACGGAACTATCAAATATTGGACTTCTTTGTGGAGACGTAGTAAAGATGGAAAACTCACTTGCTTGGAGTTTAAGAGAGTAAAATAAAACTATTGCCATTTTAATGGTGGAAAGGAAATATGTTATGAAAAAGTTATTTGTAAGTGTGCCTATGAAAGGCAGAACAGAAGAGGAAATTAAAGCAAGTATTCAGAAGATGAAGAAAATTGCAGAGATTTACGAGGGGGAAGAACTGGAACTGATTGACAGTTACATAGAGGACAATCCACCGCAGAACAAAAATCAGGCAGTGTGGTATTTAGGAGAAAGCCTTAAGAAATTGTCACAAGCTGATGTATTTATTGGTATTAGCGATGCGTGGGATTGGAATGGATGTTATATTGAAACAGAGGTGGCTGCAAGGTATGGAATTAAGAGTTACTCAATTCCACCAATCTATGTTATAGATAATTACAATGCAATTCTTAATAAATTGCACCAGTCTACTTGCTGTGATGCAATACCAAAAGTTCAATAATTAAATTCCCGGCTAACAAACGGAGTTAGTCGCTAACCTAGAAAAATTATAGGCAGGATGCCTATTATAGCATCTCTGCTTGTGTGGAGGTGCTTTTTTAATGCATACAATTGAAGATGAGAAAAATATAAAAGAATACGAAAAATACATATTACGGAATGGAATAGACCGTAGTGTAATAGATGCATATTGCGAAGCAAGTAAAATTATACTTTGCGGAAGAAAAGACCGTGAATATGGATTGGAAGTTTCTACAAGAGCAAAAGAACTGATTTTTGAGTATATAAAATCAATTACAAATGGTGCTGACTTTAATTGGCTTGAAACGCAATCTCAAAAAAACAAGCAGTCGTATGATATTTTAGATAAATATTACGATTTACTGCTTTATGAAGCACCTTACATTCTTGATAGTTACATTCTTTACATAGAAAAAAACAGACATAAGAAAGAAAGATTTTACGAGCCTAGAAGAAAAACACTCAAACAAGTTGCCGATAAGTTGCAGGAACTTGAAGATGGAAAACTTGACGAATTGTTTATTCACATGCCGCCAAGGGTTGGTAAGAGTCAGATAATAACGCTTGCTATGTCATGGCATTGTGCAAAAGACGCAGAAAAAAGCAATTTGTATGTGACATACAAAGAGGGATTAGGCGGAGCATTTTTAACTGGTGTCATGGAAATCTGGACAGACCCAACATATTGTTTTTCCGATGTATTTCCAAAAGTAAAAGTTGCTGATACGGATTCAAAAAATCATAAAGTAGACCTTGTGAGAAAAAAGAAGTACAAAACACTTTCTGGAAAAGGATTGGAAAGTGGACTTAATGGAGAATATGACGCTTACGGATGGATGGTATTGGATGATATTCTTGAAGGTATTCAAGATGTGCTTAACCCGGACACACTCAAACGAAAGCAGATTATCTTTGACAATAATGTAATGTCACGTAAAAAGGAACAGTGCAAACTAATCCATAATGGTACAATTTGGAGTTTGCATGACCTTTATAGTGATAGATTGGATTTCTTGCAGAATAACCCAGAAGCAAAAAATATCAAATATGACATTTTGAAAATACCGGCTTTGGACGAAAACGATGAAAGCAACTTTGATTATGATTATGGTGTTGGATATACAACGCAATACTACCGGACGTTAAGAGCAAAGTTTGAAGAAAACGACGATATGGCATCTTGGTACGCACAGTATCAGCAGGAACCAATTGAAAGAGACGGTGCAGTTTTTAATCCAGAACATATGAGATTTTACAATGGTGTATTGCCGGAAGAAGAACCTTACAGAATATGTGCTGCTTGTGACGTTGCTTTAGGCGGGGAAGATTTCCTCGCATTTGCGGTAGCTTATATGTACGAGGATGGTTCAATTTACATTGATGATGTTGTTTTCGACAACAGTGAAAAGAAAGTAACAAAACCTAAAGTAGCAAACATGATTATTGATAATGACGTTGGAAGTGCGTTTTTTGAAGCAAATCAAGGTGGAGAAGGATATAAGGATGAAATCGAAGAATTACTAAAGAAAAAAGGACGGAAAATAAATCTACGTTCTGAATATGCACCTACAAACATGAGAAAAACGCAAAGGATATGGGATAAGGCTGGAAGTATTAGAGAGTTTTATTTCCGTGATGTTGGATGCCGAAGTCAGGAATACAGAAAATTCATGACAAATTTATACAGTTTTACGGTTACTGGAAAAAACAAACATGAGGATGCGGCGGATTGCCTTGCGTCTTTAGCATACTTCATTGAGGGAAATTGGAGCATGGCAAAAATAGAAGTGCCAAAAAACCCATTTAGAGGAGGTTATAGAAATTATGGATACTAAAACATATTTACAGCAAATTAGTAGACTTGACCGAATGATAAACAATAAGTTATCTGAAATACAGCAATTTAGAGAACTGGCACGAAGTGTTTCTGCTGTAAAAAATGAAGAAAGAGTAAAAACAAGTCCTAACTTTGACAAAATGGGTTCGACCTATTGCAAAATTGAAAAGATGGAAAAGGAATTGGATGATTTAATTGACACTTACGTAGATAAAAAGAATTTTATTGTTTCGCAAATTGATGGAATTGATAACGAAACTTATTATCATATTTTGTTTGCTCGGTATGTTGAGAAAAAGACATTTGAAAAAATTGCAGATGAAATGACGTATTCATGGAGGCAAACAATTAGAATACACGGAAGAGCATTGCAGGAATTTGAAAAGTTATATGGAAAAACATACAAAGATTGATAATATGTCATAGTATGTCATATCGCAATTATTATATAATATAAAATGAGGAAATCAAAATAAAACACTGCCAAAAAAAGCGGTGTTTTTTTATTGCAAGAAACGAGGTTTTTATGACGGAACCAAAAACGATATATTGTCCAAGATGTGGAAGAAAAGTAGCCACATGGGATGGACGTTCCAGTATGAATATTTCTGTGAATTGCAAAAAATGCAGAAAAAGAGTTGTTTACCATGTAGATACCGGAACTACAGAGTTGAAAAAAATATTAAAAAGGACAACATCGAGTGGAATGACGTTTTGTTAGTGAGGTGCTTTAATGTTTAAGTATTATGGGAAAAACATAAGACCGTTTACGGCAGTAAATCAATGCAATTTTGGAAGAAAAGTAATTTCTACAAATAAATCCAAAATTACAAAATTAAATATTGTCGAAGAATTAAACAAGGCGCTTTCGATTCACACGCAAAATGCAAAAGAAATCAATTACCTTGATAGATATTACAGAGGAGACCAGCCTATTTTATACCGTAAAAAGGTAAATAGACCGGAAGTAAACAACAAACTTGTTTTAAATCTTGCTTATGAACTTGTTGAGCGTAAGACTGCTGAAATATGTGCAGAGCCTATTCAATATGTGTTACGTGGAACTGACGATAAGAAGTCAGAAGAGATTACGGAACTGAATGTTACGATGGATTCTGAAAGCAAACAAGAAGTAGATATTGATATTTGCCGTTGGAGAAGTATTTGTGGTACGGCTTATAGATTTGTTGGAAATGACAACGGAAACGGAGATTTGCTTGACGAAAGCGACTTTGCTTTGTTTTCGGAAGACCCACGCTATACGTTTGTTGTTTATTATTCAAATAGAAAACCCGCATTTTCTTGTCAAATCAGAGAAGACGAAAACGATAATTCAATATACTTTTGCTATACGGAAAGAGAGTATTTTGAAATTGTTGACGGAAAAATTAAAAGTAGTGGGTTGAACGGAAATAACGCTATTCCGGTTGTTGAATATCCAAATAATGCAAGAAGATTATCGGATATTGAAATTACAATTCCTATTACGGATTCAATCAATACATTATCTTCTGACCGGGTAAACGGCATTGAGCAGTTTGTTTCTGCATGGATTAAATTTGTGAATTGTGAGATTGACAAAGATACATTTTCTCAGATGAGATTAGAAGGTGCTTTAGTTGTTAAATCAAACAATGGCGAAAATAAAGCCGACGTTGATGTTATGACAAATGAACTGAACCAAACAGAAAGTCAAGTTGTTTTTGATGATTTGTTTGAAAGGTTTTTGAGTATTCAAGGATTGGCTAATCGTTCCAATAACAATGCCGGAGGTGATACTGGAAATGCGGTAAACCTGCGAAACGGACATTATGATGCAGGACTAAGAACGGCAATCAACGAACCGATACTAAAAAAATCGGAAAGAATGTCTCTTAGAATTATACTGAATCGTTTGCGTATAAAGCGAAATTTTACGCTTATGCCGAGCGATATTGAAATACATATCAACCATAATAAGATAGATAATCTGCTTACAAAATCAGAAGCACTTAAAATGTTACTTGAAGCAGGGGTTGATTACAAAAGGGCAATTAAAACCGTTGATTTGTTTAGTGACAGTGAAGCGGTTGCTCTTGAATCAAAAGAAAGAATGGAATATTTATATCCAACAAGCAAAGATGTAGAACCAAATAACAACCCAGTAAATAAAGAGGTAGTCGAATAGACTATCTCTTTTATTTTATAAAAATTTGCAGTTGTGCGTAAAACAACAGAACAATTCAAGCGGAGCAAACCGTGTTAAAAAACGTGAATTGATGGAGGTAATTATGACTAGAGAACAGGCAAAACAGAAACTTATTTCTTTTGGAGTGGCAGAGCCGACGGATGAGCAGATTTCAGATTTGCTTAATTCTATCAATGCTGAAACAAAGAAAGAAAAAGAAAGAGCAGACAGCTATAAGGAAAAGGCTGATAGGGCTGACGAATTACAGTCGCAGCTTGATGATTTGAATAGTCAGAACATGACAGAACTTGAAGTAGCAACAAAGGCACTTGAAAAGGCAAACAAACAAATTGCGCAGCTTGAAAAAAACGATGAAGTTCGTACGCAAAGAGCAAAAGCAATGGAAAAGTTTGGATTAACAGCGGAGCAGGCAAGCAAGGTTGTTACAGATGATGGTGCTACAGATTATGAGGTTCTCGGTCAGATTTTTGCCGACAGTAAAAAAACGGCTATTGCCGAATATGAGAAACAGAAACTTGACGATACGCCTAATCCGTATGGAACAAAAGGCGGTTCTAACAACGAAAAAACCGAAGCGGAAAAAATCGCAGAGAGAATTGGAAAAAATTTGGCAGGAACAAACGAGAATGCCAAGTCTATTGTTGACAGTTATTTGTAGGAGGTAAAAACAATGAAATTTACAGAAACAAGCGTTACGACACAGAAAGAAATCTTAAAACGCAAACTTGGTGGAGAACTGTTTAAGGAAATCACTCTTGACAGTACGGCATTTACAAATGGAGTTTGCAAAGCCGGAAATCCAATTGATGAAGATGGCAAAAAGGTAAATGGTGGTTCAAGTGATGGAACGGCAGTAGGAATCCTTTTGAATGATGTTTATTCAGATAATCCAAATGGAACTATTGTAAAAGCCTTTGCTTGCGTAAATGAAGCAAATGCAAACGCAAATGCTGGAATCACAATCGCTGCATCGGTAAAAACCGCATTGTCATTGATTGTATTTGAATAACAGGAGGTAAACGACATATGAATATCAGAGACGCATACAATGCTAGTGCAATTGCATTAGTAAACAATGAAGTAGCAAGTAATAAAATCGCATATCTTGGTTCTGGACTTTTTCCTGCTAAAAAGAAAATGGGTCTTGACTTGAAATGGATTAAGACATCTAAAGGCTTGCCTGTTTCCTTGGCACCATCTAATTTTGATGCAGTTTCCACATTAAGAAGCCGTGAGGGATTTTTAATCACAGAAACAGAGATGGCGTTCTTCCGTGAATCAATGCTGATTAAAGAGGCGGACGAACAAGAAATTATGCGTGCACAGGATTCTACAGACCCATACGCAAGAGATGTATTAAACAGAATTTTCGATGATGCAAATACGCTTATAGATGGCGCAAATGTTGTGCCAGAGCGAATGATTATGCAGTTGTTGGCACCGTCTGATGGTTCACCGAAGATTTCCATTGCGGCAAATGGCGCTACATATGCGTACAACTACGACCCTAGCGGAACATATAAAGCAAACAATTTCGCAGAGTTGACAACAACTACAGACAAATGGAGTGACACAGAAAATTCAGACCCAATGGATGATGTTTCTGTTGCGCTTGATTCCGTAGAAGCACAGACCGGTGAAAGACCTACGATTATGATTGTTTCTCGCAAAACAATGGATTACTTGAAGCAGAACAAAAAAATCAAGTCAGCAATTCTTGCACAGAATACTACGGCGAATGTTTTCATGAACGACAATCGTGTAAAAGAGGTATTCTCCAATGAACTTGGAATCAGTATTATTGTTTATTCCAAACAGTACAAGAATGAATCTGGAGTTGCAAGCAAATTCTATCCAGATGGATTTGCGACACTTATTCCAAACGGTTCTCTTGGAAATACATGGTACGGAACTACTCCAGAAGAAAGAACCCTTATGGGAAATTCTTCGGCAGATGTTTCTGTTGTAAACACCGGTGTTGCCGTTACGGTATCGGTAAGCGACGACCCAGTACAGACAAAAACAACCGTTTCGGAGATTACGCTTCCGTCTTATGAAAGAATGGATAGCACATATGTAATCAAGTGTTACTAGGAGGTGTCTGTTGAATGACATTTGGACACAAAGTTAAATATAATGGCAAATGGTATATGCCGGGAGAAAAAATTGCGGAGGCGGAGGAATCTGCCTCTAGTTTTTCTGAAAATACAAATCTGTCTGCTGAGAAATCTTATACCAAAACAGAAATCAATCGTATGTCTACCGCTGATTTACAAAAACTTGCTAGTGAGCAGGGATTTGATAAAGCGGAAGAAATTAGCGGCGCAGATTTAAAGAAAATGTTAATTGAAAAATTCGGATTATAGGAGTTTGAATTATGGATGAAGCAATGGAAGTAGGACTGCAAGAAGAAATTATTGCAGATTTGACAATTGAATATGGAAATGAGCCTACGTTTAATGCTGACATAATTTCAGTAAAGGTCAAAGATGCTATACGAGAAGTTAAGAACAGAAGAAACTATCAGGCAACATCTTACACAGATGATGAAGTTGAGAAAGACCTTTACGATAACTACTATTCCGTAATTAAGAATTTGGCAGTATATGATTTTGCACAGATGGGCGCACCATTTGAAAGTAGCCATAGCGAAAATTCAATTTCAAGGACTTGGGTTAGTCGTGATGATATTTTGAAATGTGTTTATCCATTTGTGCAGGTCTTATAGAAGATTGTGCGTGAGTTGTTTAGAGTATCTAAATTTCTCGCAGGGCGTTTCGTGTAAGCGGTGGAGGGCAACGAAACACTATAATTTGCGGAAAGGCGGTAAGGTATGAATATTGAGTTTGCTTTACTTATTAGCGTTATTTCCGTTTGTTTTTCTGTTTACTTTGGACTAAAGAATAATAAGCGGACAGACACAAAAGATATAGAAGAACGCGTAAAAGACAACACAAGAATCAATGTAAAACTTGATGATATAGGTCAAGATACTAAAGAGATTAAATCAGAAATATCATCCATGAGGGAAGATATTAAAATGCACAATGACAGAATTATTAAAGTTGAAGAAAGTTGCAAGCAGGCTCATCACAGGCTTAACGGACTTGAAGAACGTCTCAACGGAAAGGAAGTAAGAAAAGATGGATAGTATTATGAGTTATGTAAAACCGGAACTGATTGTAGTAGCAGTTGTTCTGTATATTATCGGTGTCGGAATTAAAAAAATGGATGTTATCAAAGATAAGTACATTCCTTGTATTTTAGGTGTACTTGGCATTTTGCTTTGTGCCATTTGGGTAATGGCAAATACATCTATTGGAACAGTACCAGAAATGCTTATGGCAGTGTTTACATCAATTGTTCAAGGTGTCCTTGTTGCCGGATTGAGTGTTTACGGAAATCAGCTCATCAAACAGATTAAATCAAGTGAGTAGGTGGTTGCCTTGATGACGTTGGCATCTAACAAACAAAGAATGTTTTATTCTTTACAAGATGATGAAATTCCAATTTACGAAAGTTATACAGACGAAGAGGGAAATGTAATTTACATTACGGATGATGATGGAAACAAGATTGAAACCGGAGAAACAACAATTGGTTATATAAAACCAGTTGAGTTTAAGGCGAACATCACAAATAAGTTAAATGAAGTTGTCTGGCAAGACTATGGTATTGATGATAGTACAAACTATGCACAAATCATTGTCAGTAAAGGTTATTTGCCTTTGAAATCCGGTAGCGTGATTTGGAAGAAGTCAGAAATCGTATACAAGGATGATGATAACACAATTCCAGATGAAAGCAGTGCTGATTACACAGTAAAAGGTGTTGCAGATGAAGGATTAAATGAGGACTTGTTCTTGTTAAAAAGAAATATTAAGTAGAAAAGAGGTATTATTATGGAATTAAAAGAGACAGTAGAAATGATGAACAGTGCTGATTACAAGGAAAGGTTTAAAGCTGAATATCAGCAGGTTGTTATCAGATACAGAAAACTTAAAGCAATGCTTGATAAGTGGGATAATGGAGAACTTAATTTTAATCCTACTTGTCCAAGAAGCACATACAATATGCAGATTAAGGCTATGACAGATTACATTGCAGTTCTTGAAGCAAGGGCAGTAATGGAAAATGTCGATTTGGGTGAATAATGGAAAAACAAAAAGTAAATATTCTTGGAACAGAATATATGGTTAAAGAAAAGGAATTAAAAGATGCTGATTGCGATGGTTATTGCGATTGCACAAATCATACAATCGTTATTCGTTCTGACAACTTTAACAATGTTGGAAATTTTAGGAATTTACAAAACAAACAATTAAGGCATGAGATAATTCATGCCTTTTTAAGTGAGAGTGGCTTACAATCCAATTTTGAACATTCACAGCAATTTGGTCACGAAGAAACAATAGTTGATTGGTTTGCGATTCAATTTCCAAAGATTTTTAAAGTGTTTCAAGAACTTGATATTATGTAGGTGGTTTTATGGCAATAAAGACATTTAAAGCAAACTTGTCTGTAAGTGGATTAAATACCCTTAAAAAGCAACTTTTGCAGTATAGGGATGATTTACCTATCAAATGTAAACAACTTGTTTATAGTCTATTACAAAGTGGTGTAGAGGTTGCTGAAACGAATATATCAGAGAGTCCATTAGGAAAGTATGTTACGGTTTCGACAAACATATCTGCTGACAAGATTGGGTGTAACGGTATATTGCTTGCCAAGGGGCAAGTAAAAGAACAAGATGGCTACGCACCGTTTAGTATTTTGCTTGCTATTGAATTTGGTGCAGGTGTTCATTTTAACCCAACGCAAAATCCATTAGTCGGAAGTAAATTTCCTTATGGCGTTGGTACATTTCCGGGGCAGACACACGCTTATGACGATATGTGGTGGTACTGGAATGAAAAGGAACAAAAATGGATGCCTACACATGGTGTAAAAGCCACTATGCCTATGTATAAAGCCGGAGAAGATATAAGAAGCAAAATTATAAAGACGGCGAAAGAAATATTTTGAAAGTAGGTGGTGCATATGTCGGTGGAATGGGATGAATTAGTACCATCTACTGTATTCACAAGGATAAAAACGAAATTTTCAGAAAGTTTGAAAAAAAAGTACAAAATGACAGACAAAAACTTTTCTTCCGTTGGCAGTAGTAATACACCAGCGGTTTTCCCTTTTGTAAGATTGCAATTGTTACCCGGTTCAGAAATCGGAGAAGATTTAGAGGGTGACAAAATCAATGCGGAAAAGTTTTCTTTTCAAATTGATGTGACTGATAATAAATCACAAGCAAGAGCAAAAGAAGTTATAAGGGAAGTTAAGAGAATTATGAAAACAATGCGTTTTCGTGGTTCTTCAATGCCTACGCAAGATGATACAAAAGACACATACCGACAGACTGCAAGATTTAGCAGAACAATCGGAAAGAATGATATATATTGACGTAAATACAAGCCGAAAGGCTTTATTTTTTTATTAAATTTAAGGAGGTAACAAGATGGCTTCAACAAGTTATTTGGCAAGAATTATCTACAAAGAACACAGCGAAGATGGATTTGCAGGAACATACAAATTGATGTTACGTGCAAAGTCAATTCCATCGCCAACATCTGCACCGAACACTGTAGAAAGTACCACGATGGAGGATGATGCACAGACCTTTGAAATGGGTATTAAACAGTCTGACGCAAAAGAGTTTGTAGGAAACCTTGAAAAAGATGATTTTAGTGCTCTTTTGAATGTTGAGGGTAAAAAATGCGACATTATTCAGTTGTATGGAACGGATGGCGTTGGTGGTGTTGCCAAAGCAGCATATGTAGGGCAGATTACACCTACTGTAAATGATGTAGGCGGCGTAGATGAAATTCTTGAAATGACCGCTACCGTTGTTCAGAACACCGTGCCTAAATGGGTTACTGACCAACTTACAGTCGTTGATAACAAGGATGGTACTTTCACTGTTACAAAAGTGGGGTAACAAGCTATTCAACGAGAAACACTAAAAAGGCTGTGTTGAGTAGCGAGGATGAAGAGACAGCCGAACCGGAACTCGAATAATATATGCAGTAAAAAAGAGAGCCACCTTTCGGGGTGGCTCCTTTCCACTAAAAGTGGGGAAAGGATAAATCATTATGGAATTAAAAGTTAAAGGTAAGGAATACAAGGTTAGATTTGGATATAACAGTTTCTGCGACACAGATTTGATGGACAGAACAAAGGATTTGCTTGGAATTTTTGACAGTGAAGAAGTTGAAAATGACAGTGATGTTGGCGGCATTGGCAAGGTTAAAGAATTGTTTTGCTGTGTTCGTGATTTGCTTTACGTTGGATTTCAGAAAGAAAATCCAGTTGAGAGCGTTCAGGAAGTAGGAGATATTCTTGACGATTACCACGATGAATCGCCAGATAAAGGAATCCTTGATTTGTTTACGCAGTTGACGGAGGAATTGATGAGTAAGGGTTTTTTGGGAGACCTGTTAAACCAGATTGGGGAGACAGAGGAAGCATCGGAGAAAGTAACGAAACTTCCGCAAGACCACAAGAAGCCACAGAAAAAATAAATAAGTCATACTCGGATTTTATATATGAAGATGCAATACCTCATTATCTTTCCTATGGAGTTTCTTACGATAGGATTATGGAAAGTTGTCCAAAAGACTTATATCCATATGACAAAGCGCATGAACTCCAGTTAAAAGAACAAGATGAATTGCAATATAGGTGGTGGGGCAATTATGGCATATCTGCTTTGATTGTAGCCATAGACAGTTGCTTGCATGGTGAATCAGCAAAATCAGAATATATTAAAAGTCCAATTATGTCAAAAATGTTTGAAGAAGAATATATAGCAGAAAAAGAAACAGAAGAACAAGAGATAAAGAAAGCAATTGAAATTGAAAAACAGTGGATGGCAAGGTCTATGAACAAGGGATTGCCAGAAACAATCATATAAGGAGTATTGAAAAATGAAAAAAAAGCATTCAATTAGAATTGACAGAAAAAAGTTACATCCATGGTTAAACTACAAACTTGGACTTTTGCTTAAAGAGTGTGCAAAAAATGGAATCTATCTGATTATCACAGAGGGGTTTCGTACAAAAGCATATCAGGATTCGCTTTATGCAAAGGGAAGAACAAAGCCGGGCAAGATAGTAACAAATGCTACCGGAAGTGCGTATTCTTCTCAACACCAGTGGGGTATTGCTTTTGACATTGCAATCAATGATTCTAAACTGCTTTATAACGATAAACTGATTAGAAAAGTTGCTAAGATTGCAAAATCAAAGAAAATCGGTTTGAAATGGGGTGGAGATTGGAAATCTATTGTTGATACTCCGCATTTTTATCTTGGCAAGTGGGGAAGTACAACCAAAAAGTTAATGTCCACATATGGCTCTTTTGATAAATTCAAGAAAACGTGGACCGGTAAATTACGTTGCAATACATATTTGAGGAAAGGGCGTTTGTTTACGTCTAAAAAACTTATGACAATCAAAAAAGGTGAAACCGTAAGGATTCTGTGGAAATCAAAAGTAAGCAGAGTTGCCAAAATTGAGTATGCAGGAAAGTACGGTTTTATTAGATTGAAAAATCTTGCGTAATGCAAATGATAGATAGTGAGGTGTTAGTATGTCAGAAACAGTTGAATCGTTGGATATTAAAATAAATGCAACGGCAAAAAGTGCCAAAGATGAAATTACAAATCTTGTTGGTAAAATTGATGTATTAACATCTGCACTGTCTAAGATTAACGGTAGCAATTTAAGTGGACTTGCAAATGGAGTATCAAAACTTGGAAATGCTACCAAAACATTAAGCGGAGTAAAGGCAACCGACTACAATAGAATTGCAAAAGGATTTGAGCGTTTTGCGAAAATTGATGTTGGTGGATTATCTCGTACTGCCAGTGGTTTGAATACACTGGCAAATGGTCTTAACAATCTTGGAAACATTCAGAATCTTGGTGGCATTACATCTGCCGTAAATGCAGTTAAAAACCTTTCAAAAGTAAATATGGCTGGATTTGATACATCCAAAATGACAGAGATTGCAAATTCTGTTTCAAATTTAGCAACCAAACTTAGCGGTGTATCTGCAATTGAAAGCACTGTTACACGTGTTGTGGGTTCTTTAGCAAGGCTTTCTAATAGCGGTCAGTATATTGGTAATGTAACAACAGAATTTCCGATTTTAGGCGAACAAGTAGTAAAACTGGTAGGCAAATTATCTTCTGCAAATGCAATTGATATTAGCATTACAAAAGTTGTAGAGGGTATTGCTAAACTTGCAAATGCCGGAAAGCGTGTTGGCGAAACAGTTGCAAACCTCGATAAACTTGGTAACGGTGTAATGAATTTGCTGAAAAAACTGCAAAATGCACCTCAAATCAACTCAAACGTAGCCAACACCATTCAAGGTCTTGGAAACCTTGCGTCAAGCGGTAGTAGAATTTCCACTGTTTCTGATAGAGCATCAACAAGCACTAAAAAACTTGGAAATGCACTTAGTTCATTAAAAGACAAATTAAAAAGCGCACATAAATCATCAAAAGGTTTTGTAAGTAGCATTGGTATGTTCTATGCTAAATTCTTTTTGGTAATTCGTGCTGTAAAGAAATTCGGTCAAGCAATTGGTTCGGCGCAGGACTACATTGAAGAATTTAACTATTTTTCGGTTGCACTTGATAAGGTTGGAAAAGACAGTGCTAACCAGTTTAAGAAAGCCGGTTATAATAGTGCGGAAGAATATGCAGGAAGTTTCCGTAAAAGATTTGGAAAACTTCAAAAGCAGTTGACTGGATATGATGTTGATTATAACACAGGAGATGCAACAAATACTTTTTCACACAACCTTGGTTTGGATTTAACAGAGGTTATGAACTACAACGCCGCTATTGCACAGATTACGAACTCTGCCGGTATGCTTGGTGAAACGTCGATTGATTCCGCAAAAGCACTTACTATGTTATCCGCAGATTGGGCGTCTTTAGCAAACTTAGACACTGCTGATGTTATGCAGAACTTTCAATCAGCTCTCGTCGGGCAGAGCAGGGCCGTTTATAAATACGGACTTGACATCACCTCCGCTGGCTTAGCACAAACTGCTATGAATCACGGTGTTACAGAAAGTATTAAGAACCTTTCGCAACAGTCCAAAATGCAGTTGCGTGTTTTGACTATGTTGGAACAGTCAAAGGTTGCATATGCTGATTTGGCACGGACAATTAACCAACCTGCAAACCAGTTGAGGATGTTGCAGGCTGGATTTAAGAAACTGGCTTTGACAATTGGCTCCTTGTTTATGCCGATTGTTCAAAAATTGTACCCATATATGAATGCTGTGGTTATGGTTTTGCAGGATTTCGCACAGTGGGTAGCAAAACTGGCAGGAATCAAACTTGGTGATACGGATAGTTCACGGAAAACACCAGAGGTACCGGACTACTCCAATGCGGCAGACGATACGGATAAAGTTGCTAAGAACATGGACAAAACGGCTAAAAAGACAAAAAAAGCCGCCGACAATTTGCAGGGATTTGATATTGTAAATAAATTACAGGACAACAGTGATAGTGATAGCGATGACGATGATGACGATAAGAATGCTAATATTGACCTTTCTAAGGATATTAGCGACGCATTAAAGAACTATGAAAAGATATGGGATAATGCTTTTAAGAGTAACAAAAACAAGGCAGTTGAGTTGTATAAGAAGATGAAGAAAGCAATCCTTGACGCATGGAAAGGTGGAGATTTTACTTCTCTCGGTTCGGCACTTGCTAATTGGATTAACAAGGGAATGAGAAACATTCCATGGAAAAAGATTAAAAAGACCACAAAGAAGATTGCTAAATCTCTTGCTACGTTCTTGAACGGATTTGTTAAAGACCTTGATTGGACAAAACTTGGAGAAAATTTCTCCGAGGGATTGAATACATGGTTTGAAACATCATACACCTTTTTCAAGACGTTTGATTGGCTCAAATTCGGTCAAAGTATTAAAGAGGGTATAACGGCTGCCATAAATACTTTTGACGGTGATTTAGCAGGAAAATCACTTGGAGCGAAGTTGCGTGGTATGATTCAGTTTGCGTTTGGCGTTATGGTAGATTTTCCATACAAAAACCTTGGAAAGAAAATTGGAGATTACATCAATGGATTTCTTGAAGAGATGGGAGAAGTACGCAAAAATACTGGATTAACTGGATGGCAGGAGTTAGGAAAGACAATCAGTGATGGAATTACTGGAATACTTGATACGATTGACACCGCACTTTCTACTGTAAATTGGTCGGAAGTTGGAAAAGCGATTGGAGATTTTCTTTCTGAAATAGAATGGGGAAAAACACTTTTGAAAGTAGGGAAAATAATAGTCAAAGCATTGTTTAGTGCCTTAAAAGTGGCTATTTCTGCATTTGCTAGAGACCCATTAGGTATTGCATTTAAGTTATCAACGGTTATTGCTGGATTTATGGCTTATAAAAAATTCAAAGCCGTATGGGGCGCAATGAAAATAATGTTTGGAAAGGGAATACAAGATTCTCTGGTTAAATCAGCAACAGAAATAAAATCGGAGAAAATAGCGTCAGCATGGAGCAAGAAATTTAGTACAATAGGAACAAAATTAGGAAAACTGGTTGGAAAACTTATGGTTGTTGAAATTGCTTTTCAGATTGCCGGCGCAATTACTGATAAGTTGCTTGAAGCATCTGGCGGTGACAGCAAACAACTTACGAAAAACTTAAAAACTATATACGGAGAAAAAGGTGGAAGTTTTGCCGCTGCATTGCTTTCTACGGTTTCAGGAATTACTGGTGGTGATTATCAATCAACGTATGGTTGGAACGCACATGCTGGTGGTGATGTAGACCTCAACAAGACAATTTCACGATACAGTGAATTTTCAAGTGAATTAACTGAATTGCAGAAAAAAATGGATGAACTTGGCATTGCCGCTCTTACGCAAAATAGTATTTTAAGTAAAACAGGAAAAAATTTGCGAAAAGGTATTATTACAAAAAAATCCGTAAAAGATGCAGTTGGGAAAAAGGGAATAAAAAAGGATGAATTGCAAAATCTTCTTGGTATAAATGGAGTAGAAAAAACAGAAGATTACGAAAAAGCACAAAAGAAATTGAAAACTACGATGGAAAAATTAAATGTTCCAGCAAAAGAACAAAAGAGTATTTTGAAATCGTTAGAAAATGAACTTAAAAATGGTGAAATTACATGGGAAGATTACAGAAAGATAACAGATAAGAACTACAAGTCGACAGACGCATTGAAGAAAAAAATTGATTCTTTGAAGCCAAAATCAGTAAGTGTTAAGGCTAAAACATCTGGCGGTGATGATGTTGATAGTTTGCAGGGGAAAGTAAACGGATTGCAAGGTAAGACGATAACTGCTGGCGTAAAGACCTTTGGTATTAAGAATCTTGGGGATTTAAGTGTTGCGATGAAAACCATGAAAAACCGTGACATAAATGTGAATATCGACCCTAAACTCCGTAAAGGTTGGTATAACGCAGTTAAAGCACAGTTACAACAGAAAAAGTTTTCATTGGATGTTTCGGCTTCAATTAACAATGTGACGGAAGGTAAGCTGAAATCATCTGTCAAGTCAATGGATGGAAGAAAAGTAAATTACGGAAAATTGACTGCTGCTATAAATAATGCCAAAAACAGAGTGACAATAGGTCAGCAAGGACAGATATTTGTAAGTCATGCGGAAAAATCACTAATCAAAATGCTGAAAAAGTACGGATTGAATTACGAGACTTATGCTAACGGTGGATTTCCGGAAGATGGATGGTTCCGTGCAAAGCACGGCGAAATGATGGGTAAATTCGACAATGGTAAGTCCGTTGTTGCAAATAACAAACAGATTACGACCGGTATTTCCGAAGCGGTTGCGCCGGCTGTTTATGCGGCTACAAAGGCGGCAATCAAAGAGGAATTATCAAATGCGAATGTCGGTGGCGGTGATGTTTACCTTGACGGAACAAAAGTCACAACAACAATTATGAACAACGCAAAGAAAATCTCCAAGAACAAAGGAATTTCTTGGAATATGGCTTAAAGAAAGAGGCTCATGCGAATGAGTCTCTTTTTTATGTGAAAAAGTTAGGAGGTGTCATATGGCATTTACGTTGAAGTTTGGTTGGACTAAGGACAGTTTAGAAGATATGCCAACACCAAAATATGAGGGATGGAAAATCTCACGAGAAAAAGTGTGGAACGCAAAAGCAGGGAGAAGTTCAAAAGCACTTTACAACGGAAAGATAGTTGCAAAGAAAGTAACGCTTGACATGGCATTTCCGGCAAATTTGACGCCAAGCGAAATCAAGAAGTTGATGAAGTACGCAGACCCGGATGATTTATCAAACCGGTACGGCTACATACAGTTCACCAATGAAAAAGGAGAAAAAGAAACAAAGCAGTTTTATTTTGGAAACCCTAGTTTTGACGCAATGACTTTTTTTAATGGAAAGTTTATTTGGTCTAGCATACAGATACAGGCGGTGGAGCGATGAGTTATACAGCAAAAGTCTTTTATGTTTTGGAAAGCGACCCTACATATACATTGAAATATGATTCACATGTAAAAGATGTAAATATCGGAGATTCGTTTAGTTTGTCTTTTTTGGATTTTGACTATAACAAAACTCATTACTACGTAAAATATGCTATCAATAACGGAAGTGTGTATAAACGTGGTGTAAATACGATTGATTGTAAAAGCATGATGATTTCCGATGATTATAGGTATATGTCTTGGTACGTGTTCTGCACAGAAGATGAAACAGATATTACTGGAGACTGTGCAGTTTCCTATACTGACATAGCAACAGAATTATATTTGAGTATAAGTACAGGAAATTCGGATAGTGTAAGCACAAGAGGAAAAGAAACGCTAATATCTGTAAGTATATCGCAAGGTTGTGTTAGTGATTCATTTGCCAGTTATGGCTCTACTTATAGTCCTACTATGAGTTGTGAAATGTATGCAGAAAATAACGATTTTACGGATGCCCTTATTGCAAAGACATATTACGATAATACATTAAAAGGAACTATTGTAAATGCATGGATTCTTATAGGAAATGAATTTGCATATCCGGTACCTATCGGAAGATTTGTTGTAAAAGAAAATCCAACATACAACGGTGATACTGTTTCATTTACTGGAAACGGTTTGATGAGTGAATACATGGATAGAGCAGAAATCGTCATTAGTTCGCTAAACGAATATCACAAAACGGAATTGGAAGAAAAATACGTACCTAGCCAATTGCAGTTTATCTACACACGTGACGACGTTTATTATTGGGAGTATTTGCCGCAAGACTTTTTGCGTGTCACAGGATGTCCGCTATACATTGATAATTGGAAAGATGTTTTATCGTCAATCAAACAATATAAGTTGTACCATTTGATGATTCCTATGTTATCAAATTTTGCGGACAATGATGAGGATGGTTACGATTGGGATTGGGAAAGCAGAATCACATGGAGAGATTTGTTGTCTGGTATAGCAGTTTTGTTACGTGCAAATGTGATTGAAAAAAACGGTGCTTTTTATATTAAGCAGTTACCAGAGTTGCAAGCAGATAACAATTACAGACCTATATTTAATGGAGATACCTATGATTCTAATGCGATTTTCGGAAACAACCTTATGTGTCCAAACAACGTATCTGTAAAGGCTAATAATTGGTACTTTTACGAGACAAACAGTGACTATGTTGGATTTGGATATTACGAGGGTGAATCCACGGTCGTATTGAATGACAAGGCAAGCAGTGTATCGAATGTAGAGAATTATCCAGTGACGATTGAAACACCTTGGATATTATACGAAACGCTTGACAGAAATACGGTTCATACGTATTTAGGACAAGTTACGCCAATGCAGTGGAAAACAGGGTTATCCTTTTTGAACAAGGCGTTTGTTTACCATAAAGCGAGTATCGAAACAATGTACTGGCATCCTCTTATTTCGGTTGGTGAAATGCTTACGTTCGAGGACTATGACGGAGTTAAGAAGTATGTGCTTGTCGGAGAAATGACGCTGCACTACGATGGTGGATTTTATGCGGAGATTACATCACCGTGTGAAGTGCAGGAATCAAACTCATCGTCAGTTGGTAGCAGTGGTTCAAATAGTTACAATAGTGGAACAATGGCACAGACAAGCGGAACGGTTACGAGTACAATCCTTGGTGCTATTTTCAAAGACGGAGTTATTACAAACAGTAAGATTGCGGATTCCACGATTGAGAATAGTAAGATTAAGGATTCTACTATTACCAACGCAAAGATTTCGGATGCTACGATTGAGTTGGAAAAGGTGTCGAAATCTTTTATTACGGATTTGACGGCTGATAATGCGTATATTAAAAATCTGAAAGCAACTATCGGTGAGTTTGGATATATTACTGCCGAAAATGCCGATTTGACATATGCAACGATTACGTCATTGCAAACAGTAGATGGAAAGATAGATACATTGTCCTCAAAGGCTATCACTACAGAAAACCTTAGTGCAAAGGTAGCAGACTTAGGGTATCTGTCAGCAGAAAGCGCAGATTTAAAATATGCAAACATTAAATTATCCAATATTGAAGTTGCGGATATTGCTACATTATTTACAGAAGTTGGTCTTATTGATAGAGCAACAATCGTAGAAGGACATATCACTGGTTTCTTAGATAGTGTTGAAGTCAACGCCGCAAACATTACGGCCGGAACCTTAGTGGCAGACAGAATATTGCTAAAAGGCGAAAATGGCTTGCTTTATTCGCTGAATAATTTAGGAGAACTTCAAAGTAAAACGATTGATACTTTGGATGGATATATACTTACTGACCGGACCGTAAATGCAGATAAAATAGTAGCAAAAAGCATAACAGCAAATGAACTTGATGTTGAAAAGGTTTTTGCGAATTCTGCTGTTATTAAAAAAATATTTTCGCAAGACGTGACGGCAACCGGAACCATCACTGGTGCAACATTAAAAGGTGCAAATGCAGAGATAGATAACGGTTTGATTGGTGGATTTGAAATCCAAACGAATGGACTATCCAAAAACTACACAGAAAACAGCAGTCTCGCATCAGGTAAACAAAACATTTATGAACTTAAACTTTCGAGCGATGGCGCTCCATATTATCGTAGCGCCAAATATGAATGGGATGCAAATGGCTATGTTGATTCTAAAATATTAACATGTGATGGCGACATTAGTATTGAACATGTTTCTCGTTATAACATGGTAGGTTCGATTTCAGCACGTCAAAAAATCGAACTTATTTCCGATTGGTCATACCCTGGATTATATATTACAACCTTTACTGGCGATGGGACCAAAAAATCATACCAAACCATTTATCGAGATTATGGATTTGGACGGTGGAAATATACTAATGGTATTGAAGATGGTACTGACCCTATGTATTGTTCTTCACCGTTTGGCATTGGCAGTAAAAAAAATGCTTCTTTAACTAGCTTCGATTTGCGAATATCCTCGCCTGACGGAAATCATATGAACCTTGGACAAAGGACAATCCAAGCAGTTAATGCAAATGATGCCGCAACAACATTATATCTGAATAGTTACGGTGGAAGTGTGTCTATTGGTCGTGTAGGTGGAGCAGGAACCACTACATTAAATGCCAATGTTGCTTTTGAGAAGCATTGTTCGAGTGTAACAACAACGACGCCGAGTTCAACTACATTATATGGTATTACCATGAATGGTGGTTTATTCAAAGCCGTAGTATTTCGCGACTATTCAATTGCTTCAGCATCACCTTGGGCGAGCATTGTTCAAACAGAGCTAATGCCGGGTGATTCCGGTGCAGCAGATGTTGTCCAGTATCACAACATGGTAACTGGTAGAGGTGAGTGTGTTAGAGTGGCGTTTAATGCCAAGACCGGAAACCTAGCCGTTAATGCACAGTATAACGACATAACTAATGATAACCTGAATGGAATAGCAATATTCCCAGTGTTACAATAAATAATTCAAATTTAGGAGGTAAAAAGAAATGGATGAAAACAAAATTACACTCAATGACTATGTGGAGAAGAAACTGTCTGCTGAAATCGCAGAACTTAAGGTTCTGCTTGCAAAGACGGAGTTTAAGGCTTTTGCTTTGCAGGAAGAGAACGAGCGGTTGAAAGCACAGTTGGCAGAAAAAGAGAAAAAATCCGAAAAGGATGAATAATATTTTTGAACCCTACATATAATATATTACATGGCAATCCCATGTAATCAAGTTTCGGTTTGGGAGAGGGGTTGCAAATTCCCCTTTCCCTGCAATTATATGCTAGGAGGAAATTTATGATAGGCGAACGCAGGAAATATAGAAGAAAGTTAAAGAAACTTATTTCCAAGATGAAAAACGTAGATTCGTTGAGATATTACTGTGAATACATTGCCGAAAAAGAAAGATTAAAAGGCAATACTTATAAGGTATAATGAAATGGAGTAGGATAAAAACCCTACTCCGTTTTTTTTATGACAGTTTATCGTATCTTGATTTGATAGATGGTATTGTCATTTTTTTGTTTTTCTTTCCATCTCTCTCTAAGACGTAGTAAGCGGTTCTTCTTACAGTTCCCCATACAGAAAGCGTTTTTCCTCTTCTATAGCCAGAATATTCTTGGTATCCTTGGCTCATGTATACTTCATAGTATTTTCCACCAGACTTTACGATTACGGTCAAGTCACTATCCAATGTATCTTCCTTTACATTTTCTATTTTGCCCTTGATTTTTATTTTCTTCCCCTTGTACTTACCTTTTTTTAATTTGGAATAATTGTAGGATTTACACATTTTCTTATATTTTTTCTTTGATGGCTCTTTCTTTCCAGACCATCCCTCTTTGAATCCGTCGGCAAATTCTGAAAATATTCCCATTGTCCTTGCCGGTATAGCGGCTTTTGAAATTGTTGGAACACATACTGAAATAGTAAGCATTAGCGTTGTTGCTACTGTTAATAGTTTCTTCATAAAACACATCTCCAATCTTTTTTATTTACACAATAATGAATGGTATCATTATTGTGTATCAGTTTTGTTTGCTCTCCAAAGCAGGTCAATTCCCTCTAAAATATATTTTCTGGCTTTTTCATCGAGGGTATAATATTTCTTAATGGCTTCTTTTAGTTCTACATCTTCTGAAATATGAGCGTCCAAAAGGGCATCTTCTTCTGAATATGTTTTATCTTTTCCATTAACCAAATAATCAATAGAGCAATCTAAGCATTCTGCAATTTTTCTAATTTTTGAAATTTTAGGCTCACTTTTACCCTTTTTCCAATCGGAAAATGTACTTTTGGGAAAATCACAATATCTTGCTACTTTTGCATCATTTAAACCTTTTAAATCTCTTAATTTACAGTATCTTTCGTACATAGAAAATCTCCTTATCAAAAAAAGTTGCAATTTCTCAACCTTTAGGGTTGACAAACAAGACTTCCTAATGTATTATAAAAACAAGTTAGGAAATCTCAACCAATTCAAAATTGAGAAATTTATATTATGTTTTTTGCACAATTCATAGTATATACGATTTTCTAACTTTTATCAAGACATAGTTGTGAAAATCGAACAACTAAAAAGGATTTTCGGTAAAAAGACTGTTAGTGTGCCGTCACTAACAGTCCTTTACCCCAATTTTTATACCGTATGCACTTTGCAGTCTTTCGACGCATTGTACGACACCAATGCTTCTTAAAGCACTCTGCCACTTATGCAGTTTGGGTTCAGCATAATTTATTGCCATTAGTTGGCAGATTGCAAGGAACAAGCGGTGTAGTGTGACAAATATCGGAATGTCAACCTCGAGTTTTTAACGAACTTCTCTGTTCGGCTACGCTACACTTGATGTTACATTTCACTCCATTTTAACGTGCTGTGGCTTCACGATTGCGACCTTGCAAATGCGGAACAGGCAAATTCAAAATTGCTTTCAAGGTATACACCTCCTAAGATGAATTTACCTAAAATGGCTTATTTATTATAACGAAAATCCTAACGCAATTCAAGAAAGGAGATGAGATTTTGGACAAGGGAAATAGAAAGAAAAGTTTTAAAAAGTTAGAATTGCTTGTTAATTCGAGAAACATTACCTTTTATAAATTGGCTGATGAACTCGGATTGGCTAGAAGTACTTTTTCGGATTGGAAATCTGGGAAATCAATGCCAAAGACGGATAAACTGATTAAGATTTCGAATTACTTTGGTGTAGAAATTTCCTATTTTATTGAGTAAAGAAAGGAGTAGACATGAACGATTTACAGATTTTTGAAAATTCAGAGTTTGGAAAAATCCGTACCATTACAAAGGATAATGAGCCTATGTTTTGCTTGGCTGATGTGTGTAAGGCACTTGAACTTACAAATAGCAGAAGTGTAGCGGATAGATTAGAAGATGACGAGCGGTGTAAGTTAGACTTACCCCGTCAGGGCGAGACTTGGTTTGTTACAGAAAGCGGATTGTATGCTGTTATTCTTCGTAGTGATAAGCCGAATGCAAAGAAGTTTCGTAAATGGGTAACTGGCGAGGTGCTTCCATCTATCCGCAAGAATGGCGGTTACATTGCCAATCAGGAGAATCTTACTCCAGAACAGATTGTAGCCAACGCATTAGTTGTGGCACAGAACATCATAACTCAAAAGGACAAACAGATTGAGGAAATGACACCAAAGGCGAATTACTTTGACGCTTTGGTAGATAAGAAATTGAATACCAACATCCGTGACACCGCAAAGGAACTGGGTATCGGAGAAAAAGCATTTGTTTCTTTTCTTATTGAAAAAGGATATGTGTTCCGGCAGGGGAAACACAAACAGTTGCGTCCATATGCCAAATACGCAGAGAGCGGAAACGGCTTGTTTGTCTTAAAGGACAAGCACAACGAGCAGAACGGTTGGGCAGGACAGCAGATGTATGTCACTCCAAAGGGAAAAGAAACATTCCGTCTGCTTTTGGAAGAAAGGGAGTGAGCCTATTATTCAGAAGATGATATTGGCGGTTCTGACGTTTCTTCTTATTATAACGGTGGCAACAAGCGTGTTTAAGGATGTATACGCTTACGAGCCGGAATATGCACAAGAAGATACGTTATTTATAAAAACAGAAGAACCGCAGGCAAATGTGATTCCAAACGCAAATATGAACAGTTCTTTGGAATCCGCAAAATACATAAAGCAAAAGAAAAAGAAGTACAAGAAAAGAAAAGGAGTTCAATTCTTAATAACTGCATATTGTCCTTGTTGCGATTGTTCAGAGGGGTACGGAAAGATAACTTCTACTGGCAAGATACCGAAGCAGGGAAGAACAATAGCGGTTGACCCTAAAGTCATACCGTACGGAACCAAGGTAAAAATCAAAGGTCTTGGAACATTTATAGCCGAGGATTGCGGCGGTGCGATAAAGGGGAATCGAATTGACATATACTTTGAATCTCATGCAGACACAGAGAGATTCGGAGTGCAAAGAAGAACAGTATTTATATTAGGAAAGGATGAGTGACAATGATTAAGACAGATGCTAAACCGGCAACACCAGAATTGATTGCAAATTTAATTGAACTTGGTGCAATTTATGTGAAAGACGGAGAGTTTTATGCAAATGAACCAGGAACATACAGAAAAGAAAAGGAATAGCACCCTTGACCGCAAATCAAACTGCTATTCCAGTAGTAAATAACTATGTGTTATTTGCGCTCATTTTATCAAATAAGGAGTGAAAAGTCAAGATGAATACAATTTTATTAAGAGGTACCGTGGCGAGTAAGATTAAATTTTCTCATTCGTCGCATAGTGAGAACTTTTATGAATTTCGCTTAAAAAGCGAAAGAAAAAGCAAGAAAGAGGATATTCTAATCTGCTTGGTTCCAGAGATTATTTTGGAAAAGTGTTTAATCAAAGAAAACGAGAAGATTGAAGTCCAAGGAGAAATTCGGACTATCAATAGGAAAAATCATAAGCACATTTATGTATTTGTGCAGGATGCCATGTGCGGTGGAGAGGTAAATTTATTGTCGGACGTAAATGAAGTAAAAATGGATGCGTATATTTGTATTCAACCTAATTTACGGCGCACATCTGCTTCCAATAGAAGAGTATGTGATGTCATTGTCGCAAGCAACCGACAATACGGCTCCGACTATATTCCATGCATAGCATGGGGGAGATATGCTACATACGTTTCAAAATGCGATGTAGGTACTCATCTGGAAATTATCGGAAGATTGCAGAGCCGTGAATATCACAAGCAGATGGACGATGGCACAGTAGCAGTAAAAACCGCTTTTGAAGTATCAGTTTCAAAAGTCAAAGAAATCGGAAAGGAGAATGAGGATGAGGAAAGCAATGATTCAAATACCGCAGAAGAGGTTTGAAGAACTTATAAAATTGGAAGAAAGAGTAAATGTTGCTGTCGAAACTGCTATGAATGAAGAATATGCTTCCGTTACTGATATTTTGTTTATCCTTGGAACTGAACTTGCTTATGATATAGCAAATGGAAGAAAGGAGAAATATAAGAAGTGGATGAAAGAAAAAATGGAATCTTGATTCCAAACAAAGAATATCGTGCTATGGATGGAGTTAGTTCTTCCGATTTGAAAAAAATGGCTAAATCACCGGCACATTTTCGATACTGGAAAGACAATCCGGAAGAAGATACGCCATCATTGCTTTTTGGTAGGGCGGTTCACAAATACATTTTGGAAAAAGATGATTTTTACAAAGAGTTTGCCGTAGCACCAGAAATAGACAGACGAACAAAAGATGGAAAAGCGAAGTGGCTTTTATTCCAAGACCAAAACGAGGGAAAAGACATTGTTTCATTGGATGATTTTCAACAAATAAAAGATATGCATTACGTCTTGTATAGTAATTCATTTGCAAGAACTCTTTTAACTGGCAAAAAGGAACTTTCGTATTTTACGGAAGATTCAGAAACAGGAATTACTATGAAATGCAGACCAGATTGTCTTACAGAAGTAGCAGGAACACACTTTTTGATTGACTACAAAACATGCAATGACGCTAGCACAGATGTATTTATGCGTGATTCAATCAAATTTATGTATGATATGCAGATGGCATATTACAAACACATTCTTGATGAAATACTTGGTGTTGAGCATACTGTAGTTTTTATCGCACAAGAGAAAACTGCTCCATACTGCGTAAATATTATGGAACCAAATGAATATTATATGCGTTCTGGTGCTGATATGTTTAGGGAATACTTAAATCTCTATAAAGAATGTTCAGAAACTGGTAACTGGTACGGATATATGAAAGATGAAGTAAACAGTCTTGGATTGCCGAACTGGTTACAGAAACAGTATGAATCTTTAGGAAGTGAGGTGGAATAAATTGAATAAATTGATTGAATTTTTGAAAGATAGATTTCCAGATGGCGTACAGGCTTTTGATACTAAAAGCATTGTTGGAGATAGGATGGTTACGATTTACTATGATGGAGAAATTGTAGTTGGTTACTGTCCATATTATGAATACATTGAAATTTTGGGATTAACAAAAGAACAGTTTGAGAAAGTGTGCAAAAAAGCAAATTTACATTAAGGAGTATAAAAAATGAGAATAGTAAAAGATGAATGTTTAGGTTGTGCAGCACCAGCTTATCCTTGCCTTGGTAGTAGTTGTCCAAATAGGAAAAGAACGCATTACTATTGTGACCGTTGTAAAGATGAATTTGTACCAGAAGCATTGTATCAGTACGATGGCGAAGAAGTTTGTGGAGAGTGCATATTGAAAGATTTTAAAATTATAGACAGTTGAAAGGAGAATTGATATGTCAAATGAAGTATCAGTAAGAAACAATCAATCGGTTGGTGGAAGTTTTAATAACATTAACCAAGGAACAGTAGCAGTAGAAAGTAATCGTGCTATTGCAGAAGCACAGGGGAAATTGATTATGGCAAAACAGTTTCCAAGAGATTACACAAAATCGTATGCAAGTGCGATTGAAGCGTGTCAACGAAAAGGTTTTGCCGACAAAGCGTTTTTCAGTTATCCACGTGGCGGTCAGACGGTAACAGGAGTAACAATCAGATTTGCAGAGGAAATGGCACGGTGCTACGGCAATCTTGAATATGGAATCAAGGAAATGTCTCATGAAAAAGGAAAGTCCGAAATGCAGGCGTATTGTTGGGATTTGGAAAACAATACAGTTTCTAGCCAGAACTTTACCGTTGAACACGTAATGGAGACAAAGCAGGGTAACAGAAAACTTACTAGTCAGCGTGATATTTACGAAAGGACAGCCAATGATGGTGCAAGACGTTTAAGAAGTAGAATCCTTGCAATTCTTCCTCCAGATTTAGTTGAGGATTGCATTAAGGAATGTAAGAAAACGATTGCCGGGCAAAACGATATTCCTTTGATTGATAAGGTAAAGAATATGATTACTGGTTTTGCTAAACTTGGCGTAACTAAAGAAATGCTTGAAAAGCGTCTTAATCATACAGTTGAGAGTATCAACGATGATGAATTGATGGAGTATATCGGGATTTACAACGGATTAAAGCAGAAAGAGACAGTTGTTTCCGATTGGTTTGAACAACCAAAAACTGCATCGCAGGTAACGGAACTTTTGAAAGAAGCTGAAAAAGAAAAAAAACAAGAAAATAAAGAAACGAAAGGAGATAAAAAGTGACTTATCGCGTAACTATAAAAAACAATAAGAAAAAGTTTCCGCTTAAAGGGTTGAATGAATTGCTTGGTGGAAGAATTTACAATCAAAGATTGAAAAAGTACCACAACCCAGTAAAGAAAGCAAATGATGATATATGCTTGAAAGCCATTAAACGTACTCTTAAAGGCGTTAAAATTAAAAAGACTATACGTTGTGTGTTTTGGATATTTTCAAGTGATAAAAGGCACGACAGAGGAAATCTTTGCAGTGCGGTTGAAAAATCATTTTTGGACGCATTACAGTTAGCAAAAGTGATTAGAAATGACGGATGGGATGATGTTCTTGATTCGGAGTTTCATACAATGGTAGATGCTTCAAACCCTAGAGCTGTTGTTGAAATTGAGGAAATTGATTAAAAGAAAACGAGGAATAATTATGAGAATTATAAGCCAAAACGGAACAATTGATGTTCCATACGATATGTGTTGTGTTTGGAGACAGGAAGAGGTTATTTACTGCCGTGTTGTTGGAAATGATGACAATATTTTGATGGCTACTTATTCTTCTAGCGAAACAGCTGAAATGGTATTGGAACGATTTAAAGATAATGCTTTAGTTCTTTTGATGGATGTGCTTGTTGGAAAAATCACAAAAGAATATGCTAATGATTTTTATTATCAGTTTCCAAAAGAGGATTTGCTGGTTGAAAGGATTATTCCAAAAGGCGGGAAACTTCCTTTGTCAGATATTTTGAGTATTAGAAAAAAATATTTAAATGAAGAAAAATATTTAAATGAAGATTAGAGAGAATGAAAGATACCCTATGATTAAGATGCATACAGAAAAGAAAGGTGGAATGACTTATTAACAAAGTAATTTTAATTGGCAGATTAACAAGAGACCCAGAAATCAGATATACGCAGGGAGAAAATTCAATGGCAGTAGCAAGATTTACTCTTGCAGTAGACCGCAGATTCAAAAGAGACAATCAACCTACGGCTGATTTTATAAGTTGTATTTGCTTTAGAAAAACGGCTGAATTTGTTGAAAAATATTGTAAAAAAGGAACAAAGTTGGCGGTTGATGGCAGTTGGCAGACTGGAAGTTATACCAATAAGGATGGAAACAAGGTATATACAAATGATTGCCTTGTTGATAATTGCGAATTTGCTGGAAGCAAGGCAACGGCAGAACAGAATCAGAAAAATGATAATAAATCTGGAAATAATGACTTCATGAACATTCCAGATGGTGTTGAGGATGGACTGCCATTTAACTAAAAAAGGAGACATATAAGATGGCTGATAAGAGAATGTTTTCAAGAAAATTGATTAGTTCGGATGTGTTTTTGGACATGCCATTAACTGCACAAGGATTGTTTTTTCATCTGTGCATGAGAGCCGATGATGATGGATTTGTAGATGCTCCAAACCGAATTGTAAGAGAATGTCAGGCAACTCCAAAAGACCTTGAAATCCTTGAAAGGAAGAGATACATACTCACGTTTGAAAACTCTAACGTGGTACTTATCAAACATTGGTTTCTGCACAACTCAATTGCAAAGGACCGGTACACGCCAACACTGTATACAGATGAAAGGTCGAGAGTCACCTTAAAATGTGGCAAGATGTACCCGAATTGTAGCAAGAGTGACAACAAAAACTATACGGAAGTAAAACGTACAGATAACGACTTGGAAACGAATTGTAACCAAGTTGATAACAAAGTGGAACATAGAGAAGATAAGGTAAGAGAAGAAAAGAAAAGTGATATTGTCGAGCAAAGCACGACTGACGCTTCTTTGGTGAAAGAAATCATTGATTACTTGAACGAAAAAACTGGTGCAAGTTACAGATACAGTACCAAAAAGACACAAAACCTTATCAATGCAAGGCTTAAAGAAAAATTTACTTTGGAAGATTTCAAACGTGTAATAGACAGTAAATGTAACGATTGGAAATCAGACGAGAAGATGAAAGAGTATTTGCGGCCCGAAACTTTGTTTGGAACGAAGTTTGAGAGTTATCTTCAAAATGCTCCAAAGATTTTGAAACCTAGAGCAGAGCCGGAAGAAGTTGTTCCGGAAGTTGAGGAAGAGGAAGTAGGTGCTGACTGGTAATGCGATATAAAGTTTACGAGTTTAACCCGGATGATGCTTACAACTTTGCTCGTCATGTTGGAATTGAGGTTAAGGAACACGGTGGCGAACTGTTTTTTAAGACTTGCCCTTATTGCAAGCCAAGAGCCACAAGGGGAAATGTTCGTACCTTTTCCATAAATCTTAAAACTGGACAGTTTAAGTGTTTAAGAGCCAGTTGTGGAATATCCGGCAACATGGTAACGCTTTCAAAGGACTTTGACTTCTCACTTGGTAACGAGGTTGACGAGTATTATCGTCCAAAGAAAAGATACAAGCGGTTGAAGCAACCAAAAGAAGCAATCAAACCAAAGCCGGAAGCGATTCAGTATTTGGAAAGCCGTGGTATATCCGAAGAAGTTGCCAAAAAGTACGAAATTACCGTACAGACTAGTCATCCAAACATTCTTGTCTTTCCTTTTTATGACGAAAAAGGTGTACTGCAATTTGTCAAGTACAGAAAAACGGATTTTGACAAGGCAAAGGATGCCAACAAGGAGTGGTGCGAAGCAAGCACAAAACCGATATTGTTTGGAATAAAACAATGCGATGACAGTTTTGATACGCTTGTAGTCACAGAGGGGCAGTGCTTTGATGGAAAAGCTGAAATATTAACGCCGGATGGATGGGTTTCTTTTGAAAATTACTCCGGTCAAAACGTATTGCAAGTAGATGAGAAAATGAACGGTACGTTTATAAGACCCAAAAGAACAATAATCAAAAGACACATCGGAAAGATGGTTAGGTGTGAAATTGGTGGAAATTATGAAACGTACACCACGGACGACCATAACCTTGTACTTCTGAACAAAAAAGGGAAAGTAGTAAAGAAAAAAGCAGGAGAAAAGATAAGTGCAGGATATAAGATTCCAACTACTGTAAGTATTGATTTGGAAGAATACAAGGATTGGACAGATGAAATGTTTGCCTTGTATATAGCCATAAGTGCCGATGGAACAATTGACTACAGAAAAAACACTGGAAAGATAAAAGCAAAAACAGATAGGTATGTAAGAATCTCAATAGCATTAGAGCGAAAATCAAAGAGATTAAAAGAAATCTTGGAGAGATTAAATATTACATACTCGTGCAACAAGGATTCACGTAACTATGATTCGATATGCTTTCATTGTCCGGATTGGCTTACATCCAAATACTTACCGTATGGATTTGCTACTGGAACAAGCGTTAAACAGAAGAAATTCATAATTGAGGAAATGGTAAAGTGGGATGGAAATAAGGTAAAAGGAAGAAATCAATACGAGTATTCAACGATATTAAAACACAATGCTGACGTAATGCAACTTATAGCATCGTCTTGTGGCTATATGTCAACGATAATGACGAAGCAAAATGGCGGAAACGGTAATTTTATAAAAAGCTATTGCTACAAAGTATCGGTTCTTTTGGGAAAAAGTTATGTGAGTACACAGAGCTTTGAAACTCATAAAAGGTTTGAGGAAGTAGACCAAAGAGTTTATTGTGTTTCGGTTGATACAGGCATGATACTTGTTAGACAAAACGGCAGGATAAGCGTAAGCGGTAATTGCGATTCATTAGCAGTTGCTACGGCAGGCGTACCAAACGCAGTGTCTGTTCCAACCGGTGCCAAAGGTTTTACATGGATTCCCTATTGTTGGGATTGGCTTTGCAAATGGAAAAAAATCATAGTTTTTGGAGATTTTGAGAAAGGCTCAATATCTTTGTTGGATGAACTTGCAAAACGTCTAAAAGACCGTGTAGAACACGTCAGAGAGGACAATTACAAAGACTGCAAGGACGCAAACGAGATACTTCTCAAATACGGAGCAGAGCAGGTTAGAAAATGCGTTGAAGAATCGGTTAAGCTGCCAATCGACAATGTAATTGATTTGGCAGACGTAAAGGAACTTGACCCATACAGCATCGAGAAGATACCGACCGGTATTACGGATGTAGATAACTTGCTTTGCGGAGGAATCCCATTCGGTGTTGTTACCATCGTTACTGGAAAATCAGGAAAAGGGAAATCAACTTTTGTAGGGCAGATTATAACAAGAGCATTAAACAAAGGTGACAATGTTTTTGTATATTCCGGGGAAATGCCAAATTATCTTTTTAAGAATGCGATTGATTTTCAAATTGCTGGACCGGCAAATGTAGTGGAAGAAGATAGGAGAGATTACATAAAGCGTTACGTTCGGAAATCTGCAAAAGATAAGATTGTAGAGTGGTATCGTGGAAAATGTATGCTTTACGACCGCACTATGGTTAAAGATGAAGATACTGACTTGCTAAATACGATTGAACGTATGATAGTAAGCCAAAATGCGAGAGTTATTGTGATTGACAATTTAATGACAATGATAAACAAAACAAGAGTTAAGGGAAGTAAGTTAGAAGCACAGAGCGAAGTTTCAAACGCACTAGAGGATATGGCTAGATTTTACAATGTTTGTATTATCTTAGTTGCACACAAGAGGAAAGATAGCGGAATTGATGATGAAGATATGGACGATTCGATTCGTGGGGATTCAGATATTGTCAATTCGGCAGGAGTGATTATTCACTACAACGTAAATAAAGATGAGAATACGATGGAAAATTATCCGAGAATAATTTCGGTTACTAAAAATCGTGTATTTGGAAGAACTTCATACAGAGGTTGGAAAGTACACTACGATGAAAAGTCCAAACGAATCTACGGAGACCACGATGATTTGAATATTTGTCTTGGTTGGGATAATGAAAGCGGTGGATTTGTCGAGGACTACGATAATTCAATATTTAGTTAGGTGGTGTTTATATGGGAAGCGTAAATGCATCGCAGATTCCAGAAGAACAGCATATGTGGACTGATATTTGGAATTGGCGTAAGAAATATTACTACCCGGAAGATGATGATTCTTGGTGGAAAGAGTTTGTAGAAACTGGCATTGCAATAGGAGAAAAATATGCAACTAAATTATCGCATGAGATTATTTTTGCAATTTTTAATGATGTGCAAAATCGCAGTAAAAAATTGAAATCAACGGAGGTATTGAAATGAAAGAAGCAATTAAATTAGTTGAAAAGGCTCTTGAAATTTTGAAGAGCGAAGAGAAAAAGGAAAAGGTTGTTTTGAATTCCTTGAAACCTGGCGAAACATTCATGATTGGAAAACATGAATTTATTGTTTTGGAACAGAATTACGAAACGACAAACGTAATCTCCAAAAACCTTATGGCTGAAAATGTTCGGTTTGATGGAGATACAAGAGATTACAATAAATCTGCTTTGAAAAAGTATATTGACGAAAAAATCAAGCCTATTATTTTGGAAAATGTCGGTGCTGGAAATCTTGTTGAACATTCCGTGCCATTGACGAGTGTTGATAATCAGAACGAGTTTAATGATTGTATTTGTGAGGTTCGCCCTATTACTTTTGACGAAGCCAGAGAATACAATGATTTGCTTGTGAATGAAGATTTGACAGATTACTATTGGACAATTACACCGTGGTCTACTGCTGAAAGAGGGTTGAAGTATGCTATTGTAATTGTTTCGCCGTCCGGCGACGTCGGCAACGTCGATTGCGGCAACGGCTTCGGCGTGCGCCCTTTCTGTATCTTAAAATCTAATATCTTTGTATCGAAAGGAGAATAATATGGACTTAGAAAAAAGAGTTGAAATGCTTGAAAAGCGGATTGACAAATTGGAAAGTGAAAATATGAAAGAACGGCTTACTGGATTGAAAGTCGGCGATTATTTTGAAGTTGCCGGAACAAAATGGAGAATCCTCGACATCAAACCTTGCGGATATGTTTGTCTTTCAGATGGATTAAAGGAAAGAAAAATTTTTGATTCAGAAACAAACAATTGGGAATCAAGTAGTTTACGTGAATATCTCAATAACGATTTCTATAAGAAAATTGTTGATGAGATTGGAAAAGAAAATATTCGTCCGTTTGGGCGGGATTTATTGTCTCTTGATGGACAGAATGAATATGGAGTTTGTGAGGACTATGTATCAATTCTTTCTGTTGACGATTACAGACAATACAGAAAATTGATTCCTAACATTGACAAGTGGTGGTGGCTGCTTACTCCTTGGAGTACACCTTGCAACGGATATAAAATGCAAGTTTCGGTTGTTTCGCCGTCCGGCGACTTCAGCAGCCGCAGTTGCTACAACGACTTCGGCGGCGTGCGCCCGCTTTGTATCTTTTCACCTAATCTCTTTGAATCGGAGTGATGATTATGGCAAGTAAAGAACTTACTGTAATTCTAAAAGCAAAAGATTTAGCAAAGCACACTTTGGAAAAGACATCAAATTGTAATCACTATCCAAAGAAATTTAGATTTTCTCTTGTGGACAAAATGCAGAACAAGTCGCTTGAAATCTACGAATGTTTGCTTGAAGCAAATAGGACGGATATAAAAGCATACAAGAGAGAACGATTAGAGTTGCAGACAAGAGCAATAACACATTGTGATGAACTCTTGTATTACATAGAGTTATCAAACAGTTTAGGACTAATCAACATAAAATGTGTCGGTCATTGGTCGAAAATGGTTTGCGATGTAAAGCATATGGCAATCGCATGGAGAACAAAAGACAAAGAAAGATAAAATCATAGGTTATGCGCTGCTTAATCGGTTGTTTCGCCGTCCGGCAACATCAACAACAACAATTGCAACAACAACAACGGCGTGCGCCCATTCTGTGACAAACAGACAGTTAGAGTAGGCATTAAGCCGAAATCAGAGAAAGATACAGAAAAGCACATGACCTTTCCTAAAAGGATAAATACAAAGGAGTTTATATTATGGATGATAAAAGTATTATATGCAATTTTGAGAACCTTTATAACGCTTATAAACGTGCTAAGGCAGGTAAAAGGCGCAATGAAAGTTGTGCTAGATTCCAAACAATGAGCCTGGATGGCGTTCATATCTTGCTAGAGCAGTTGAAAAACAAAACCTACAAGATGAATCCATATAACGAATTTAAGGTCTACGAGCCTAAAGAACGATTGATACGTTCTTGTTCGTTTAAGGATAAGGTTGTTCAACATTGCTTATCTGATACGATTTTACATCCAAGACTGGAAAGCCAGTTTATCAAGACAAACTATGCCGGGCAGAAAAACAAAGGAACATTGTTCGGCATGGATTGTCTGAAAAAACAGATGTTAGAGTTTTACCAAAAACACAAGTTAGATGGATGGATTTTGAGATGTGATGTAACTAAATTCTTTTATAGTATCGACCACGAGATATTAAAAGATATAGTTCACTATTACTTCCGGGACAATTATACAATGTGGCTTAACCATTTGCTTATTGATAGCACAGATGGTATCGGGGTGCCATTAGGAAATCAAGTGGCTCAAATATATGCTTTGCTTATGCTTGACGGATTAGACCATATGGTTACTGGCGAGTTTGGAATCAATCTTTATGGAAGATATATGGATGATTTCTATTTGATACACCACGACAAGGAATATTTGAAATGGTGTCTTGATTGCATAAAACAGTTCGTAGAAAGCCTTGGTTTGACGCTAAACGGTAAAACGCAAATTGTTCCGTTCAAGTGCGGAATACCTTTTCTGGGGTTTCACCACTACATAACTAAGGATGGAAAGTATATACGCAGGTTAAAAGGAGAAAACAAGCGAAAAATCCGTAAAAAGATAAGAAAGTGGGTAAAACTCGTTAAGTCCAAAAGAATGACTGAAACAAAATTTTATGAGAAATACAATGCATGGAAAAATCATGCGTCACACGGAAATTGCGTTAAGTTGTGCCATTCAATGGACTTATATGTGGAAAAGTTGTTTAAATCAAACATAGATAGCAGGTGATGATATGAATGAACAATTAAATATTTTTTCTGTATTTAGAAGAGATTTTAGAATAAATAACAAAATTCGTTTAATTGAATTATTTGCCGGAGTAGGTTCGCAAGCTATGGCACTTAAAAGATTAGGCGCGGACTTTGAACATTACAAGGTTGTCGAATTTGATAAGTACGCAATCAAAAGTTACAACGCAATTCACGGAACAGATTTTGAGCCTACAGACATAACTCAAATAAACGGTTCTGATTTGGAAATAGTTGACACTGAAATCTTTACTTACTTACTTACTCTTTTCCTTGTCAAGATTTATCGGTTGCCGGTAAGCAAAAGGGAATGGTTAAAGGTAGCGGCACAAGGTCCGGACTATTGTGGGAAGTAGAACGGTTGCTGAATGAGGTTGGCAATTTACCACAAGTGTTACTTATGGAGAATGTTCCACAGGTTCACGGAAACAAGAACATGGAAGATTTCCAAAAATGGATAGCGTTTCTTGAAAGCAAAGGTTATTCAAATTATTGGCAGGATTTAAACGCAAGGAATTATGGCGTTGCTCAAAATAGAAATCGTTGCTTTATGGTTAGTATTTTAGGAAATTATAACTTTACATTTCCAAATCCTATTGAACTGCAAAAAGTGATGAAAGATTATTTGGAAGATGAAGTTGAAGAGAAGTATTACATCAATAATGAAAAAGCACAAAAATTGATACAAAAACTGATTGACAACGGAACACTTCAAAATACAATCACTAGAGCAGAGCAGAGCAGAGCAGACATGCGTTGACGGAACAATTAACGAGCCAAGAGAAAAGCAAGTCGGAAACTGCATTAAGGCAAATATGACGCATGAATTTCAAACTTGCGGTCGGATGGAAACTGTATTGTTGAAAGGAATGGTGGATAAAGATTTGGAACCGCAGGCATTGAAAATTGATGTATCATCAACGCTTATGTCAAGAGATTATAAGGGGTTAAATAATTATGGAACCAATGGAGTGATTGAATGGAACAAAAAATAGGAAATATATTTGTCTTTACAGGTGGAAATTATGCAGGAAATGTGTATGATAAAGACCATTTAAGTCCTACTCTAAACACTATGCAGGGGGGATGTAAACAACCAATGATTGTAGAAACAAAATGTGTTGGTGGCTTAGGTGAAAAAAAGCCAAACAATGGAACACAATATTATCAGCAGGAAAGAGTTTATCAGATGGGAGAATATTCCTTATGTTTACCGGCAAACTTACCCGGTGGCAGTTATAACTATATTACTGATGAAAAAGTTTGTGCTGCAATGCGTGGTAGAAATCCAGACCGTAAACCCGGAATTGAGTTGGAACAGACACTTGAAGCAAATACCAATGGCACAAGCAATTGTTTGACGAGTGTACAGAAAGATAATTTGGTATTGGAAAAGCCTAACCAGTTAGGATTTATGGATAATGGGACCGGTCAGCATCAATCAAACACAGTATACGATGAAAAAGCACTATGCCCTAATATTACTACTGTTAATGGTGGCGGCACACAACAAATAAAAGTTGCAACACAATACCGAATCAGAAAACTGACACCAAAAGAATGTTGGAGATTGATGGACTTTTCGGATGAAGATTTTGAAAAGGCAGAAAAAGTTAATTCAAATACGCAGTTATATAAACAAGCCGGAAATTCCATTGTTGTAAATGTTCTTGTCGCAATTTTAGGGCAGTTATTACAAGGAAAAGAAGATTTATACAAGGAAATTAGTTAGGAAGGGAGCAATGGAGTGGACAAAATACTTTATACATTGTGCCAACATAATGTAGCAATTATGGATAGTTGGTATCCGTTTCCAGCAACGGCAATAGCAAGGACACTTGGTTTAAGCGTTGGAAAGGTAAGATACCATCTTAGAAAACTAAAGAAACAAGGACTTGTAAATAGTTTTCATTATGGTGGAATGACGGAAGATGGAGAAGTGTTTTGCCTTTGGGGTTGGCAGATTACTAAAAAGGCAGAAACAACACATGAATATGCAAAGGCTTATGAAAAAGAGAGAAAACTTTGTAAGAAGTGCTTTGATATTGATATTGGAGAAAGGAGCAAATGAAATGTTAAAAAGACAATATCCAATAATGATGGGTTTGGGAACAAAGATTTTAACCGCATATCATCATCCAAATTTTAAGAATGGTTTGATGTTTGCAATCTTGGACAGTAAGAAAAAATTTCCAAGAGGTCATACTGTAAGCAACGATGAATTAAAGCAGTCAATGTCTACGGTCAGAGCAGAAATATATTTTAGTGATATTGATACACTTGACGGATTTATCAAGCATCTAAAATATGAGCGAGATTTGTGGGCGAAAAAGATTGATAAGAAAATGAAATATAGCGATGTGTTGAAAGAAGCACAATCTCTTGTTTCAGAAACCATAGTTGATTATAGACCGGCTTGTGGATTGTATATTGATGGAATGGATGATTATGAGCAAATTCCTAACGCAATAGTTTGTTGGACAAAAAACGGTTCAGAATTTATATACATCAAGAAAGGAGACTATGATGAAAAGATTGACTAATAGCAACAAAGAAATACCTACGTTGATTGATAATGCTGAATATTGGCTGCAAGTGTACTTTAAATTAAAAGATTATGAGGATTTAGAGGAAAAGGGAAAACTTATTAAGTTGCCGGAAAAAGTCGAAAAAACGGAATATAGAGAGTGTGTGCACACAAGAACTAAATGCCACCATGAAAATTACAAGTGTTCGGAATGTCCTCTTACTGAATTGTTTTGTGATGAATTTTATACGGCAATAGATAGATGTTATGAGGACGCATACGCTAGTGGATGTTTTGCTGGCATTGAATTAGGAGAATCCGAAGCAGAAACAAAACTGAAAGAATTGAGAGGTGTGAAATGAATTGCAAGAAACGCTATGGTGTCTGGAATACCAAAAAGAAAGAATTTCAATTTGGTATTTGTGAACCAAGCAAAACAAAAGCAAGAAAGAAACTGTTTAAAAAGATTGGGAAAGATGCCTATAAATACAGATTTCAAATCAAAGAATTGAAACTAGGCAATCCAAAGGCTGAAAAATTACTTACTATAGAAATTGGAGGTGATAACATGACTAACGCAGACAGAATCAGGGAAATGTCGGATGAAAAGTTGGCAGAGTTTATACAGAAAATAAAAACCACTTGCTTTGTAGATTTTATAGGATATACAAATAAAGACTGTGAGCAAGATAAAATTTCTTGTAAAGATTGTCAAGCGAAAGCACCAACAATACTTGAATGGCTTCGATTAAATGCAGAATAGGAGGGAAAAAGATATGTATTGTAACGGAACGTGCAAATATTTAAACGAACGTAAACATAAATGTGAGCTAACAGGAGAAAAACTAAGCTACATGAAACAAACCGGAAGTTTATCTTTTGCAGTTCATGAGCATAGGGGAATTTGCAAAGTAGATAGAGAACATGAAAGATAGATGAAAGCGAGGAATAATATGACAGAGAGTGAAGCAATAGAAGCAATACAGTTTGATTTAGAAATAGGCGGTGAAATACATTCTCAGGTATTGTGTGATGCTGTTAATGTTGCTATACAAGCACTTGAAAAGCAGATACCAAAGAAGCCTGTACATGATGGTTGTTTTGATAGTGAGGGAATGTGGCACGAATGGAACGGAATAAACGGAAGACCTTATGATTTATGTCCTAATTGTAACACAAACCTTTGTTGTGAAATGCATTACGACAACAAGCCAAAGTATTGTAAACATTGTGGTCAAAAATTAGATTGGAGCGATAAAGAAAGTGAGGAAGCAAAGTCATGAAATTAGATGAAGCAATAGAAAAACTAAAAGCATATCTTAAATGCCGAAAGAAACAAGTTAAGGGAATTTACGAAAATTGTAATAACGAAAAATGTGATAACTGTAATTTATGTTATGAGAAAGGAAACATAAGCGAACATATTAAGAGTCTAGAAACGGTAATATCAGAAATTGAAAACCAATCAAATAATCAATGGATTTCTGTTAATGAAAGAAAGCCAGAGGAATTTGAAGATGTTCTTGTTGCTTTATCTGGCAAAATTAGAGGTGGACCGTGTGATGGAGAATATCGTGATGATATTTGTGTTGGATATTATGGATATAACCGATGGCATAATCATACAAATTTGTATGATTGTAAGGTTAATTATTGGATGCCATTGCCAAAGCCTTACAAGGAGAGTGAGGAAGAATGAGACTGATTGACGCAGACAGACTACTTGCTGATTTGAAAGAAGAAAATGTCGTACCAATATTTAACAAAGAAAAACAAACAAATTATAAGGTTTGAAAATATGATATATGAGCAACCTACTGCCTATGATGTAGATAAGGTTGTGGAAAATCTTGAAGAATTGAGAGATAGATTCAATAAAAAAGATTTTGCAATTCGTGGAATCATAGAAAAGGCAATTGAGATAGTAAAGGAGGGTTATGTGGATAAACAAACCAATAAATAACAAATAAAATCAAAACGAGGTGAATAATCATGGCAGTAAACAAAAGAGCAGCAATGCGGAGAGAAAAACGTGTGCAGGAGAAATTGACCGGCGGTAAGCCAACACAAACAAAACTTATGGCAAGGGCATATATAACTGGTAAGAATGAGGGATTTGAACTTGCTACCGGAATTATGTTTCTTGCACTTTGCGAAGAATTTGGATTTGGAAACAAAAGAATCAATCGACTTATTGAACGTATATCTGATGAATCAGTAAAGATGGATGAAGACCCAACAAAGTTTAATGTTGATTGGTATATAGATAAAGTCAGAGAGAAATGCGGTGTCCGAATCCTTAAATCAGATGAGGATGAGTGAGGTGTTTGTTTGAGCAATATCTATCAAAAACGATTGTACGATAGAAGAAAGCAGAACGGACTTTGCATTGATTGTGGAAAGCCATTAGACAGAGACGGTGTACGATGTATAAGTTGTCGCAGTAAAAAGTCGGAGAACGAAAGAAGAAATAAACAATGCTATAAAGAGGTTGGCATATGTCCTATTTGCAGAAAGGTTCCAATCGGCAGTAGCGAATCATCATGCCCGGAATGCCGTGCAAACGAATCAATACAATGCAATAATCGAAGAAACAAAAGTGAAGAAGCACGAAAGAGATATAACCAAGAACACAAGCAATGGGCGAAACTTACATATAAGAAAGACGTAGAAAAAGGTATTTGTCCACGGTGCCGTAAGCGAAAAGCCGATTCCGGGTACTTGACTTGTGGAATATGCAGGGAGAAAAGCAGAAATAGTCAGAGAGCAAAGGCTGGCACCAAAAAGAAAACGTGGATTGAAAACGGCTTATGTTGCTTTTGCGGTGGAAAAGTAAAAGATGGATATAAGGTATGCGAAAAGCACTATCAGATGAATGTGGAAAAATCACGCTCCCGAAAAGCTAAAGAAGCAAGAAGAGAATTACAAGAGAGCGGAATATTATATTAAAAAGGAGAAATAGACCATGGAAAGATTATCAGAAGAACAGTATAGAGAAGTAATTGCGGAAATCAAACATAGTGAACTTCCGAGAAAAACGCAGGAGTTTTTAATTGCGTTGGTTGATGAAGCCAATAAACCAAACAAAAAATTATAGGAAAGGAAAAGGCTTATGAGATTAGGAAAGTATTTATCCTCATTGACTAAGCCGGAACTTGATGAAATTGAAAAAATTTGCAATTTCACAGAAGATGAAGAACAAATATTCAAATGCATATCAAAAGGCTATACATTAAGACAAATAGAGATGAAATGCAATATGTCGGAATCAACCGTCATAAGAAGAGTATCAAGGATTGATTGGAAAATAAATAAGGCAAAGGAGATGATAGAAGTGAAAAAAGAAATTCCAGTATGTGAAAAGTATAACCTTACTATTGAAGAAGCATCGGCTTATTTTAATATTGGAAAGGACAGAATGAGGGAAATTGTGAACGAAAACAGAAATGAACTTGTTCTTGTTATAGGAAGAAAAAACCTTATAAAAAGAAAAAAGATGGAAGAGTATCTTGACAGGACAATGGTTTTGTAACTTCCTATAAGTACCTATTATTTACTATAGAGCGTTGTTAGTGATATAATTATCCTTTAACAATGCTCTTTTCTTTAAGAAAGGAGAATGTGTATGCCAAGCAGAAAAGATAACAAAGGAAGAGTATTAGAGAAAGGAGAAAGCCAAAGAACTGACGGTACTTATATGTACCGATGGACTGATTTATCAAAGAAACGTCAAACAATATATGCCAGAACATTAAATGAACTACGACAAAAAGAGTTGCAAGTAACAAAAACTGAAATAATATCTGGTGTTTCTTGGGAAAGCAATAAAATAACAGTCCGGGAACTGATAGAAAGATATTTATCGTTAAAAAAAGTCCGCATAACAACAGAACAGAAGTATAGATACCTAATAAATATGCTTGACAAGATACAGATATTGGATATTCCAATCAAAGACATAAAAACATCGTTGGCAAAGCGATATATGATTACCTTAAGCAATATAGGGTATTCGTATGGAACGGTTCAAAATGCAAAAACACTTTTGAAACCGGCTTTTCAGATGGCAGTTGAGGATGATTATATAGTCAAAAATCCATTTCTATTCACTTTATCGAACATAATCGAAAACGATTCAAAGCAAAGATTTTCGATGAGTGAAGAAGAGGAAAATCATTATATTGAATTTATTTCCAATCATGGATGGTTTCGGCATATCTATGATGATGTGGTGATTCTTTTGAATACTGGAATGAGGGTAAGTGAATTATATGGACTTACATTTAAGGATGTAGACTTCAAAAACAGAAGAATAAATGTAAATAAGCAATTGCACAGAATTGGTGGAAAATACGTTATTCTTCCACCAAAGTCAAAAGCAGGGAACCGTATACTTGCCATGAATGACGAAACAAGAAAAGCATTTATGCACAAAAGGACAGAAGCTAGACCTAAAGTCGAATATGCGATTGACGGATATACTGGATTTGTTTTTATAAACCACTTGGGTTTTCCAAAAACAAGAAGAAATTTAGAGAGCTCAATGAGAGAAGTCCGAAAAAAGCATATTGAACTTGGTCTTGGAGAGTTGCCGCAAATAACACCTCATGTGTTAAGGCATACATTTTGTAGCCGTATGGTTGAAAAAGGTATGAATGTAAAAACATTGCAATTAGTAATGGGGCATTCAGATATTTCTACGACATTAGATGTGTATACCCATAAGAAACCAGATGATGTTGCGAAAGAAATGGAACAATATATTGCTATGTAAAACGGTGTATTTGGTGTAAATTTGGTGTAAGTTAAAAAAGAAAACGCTTAAAAGTACCGAAAAATGGTTAATTATAAAAACTCTTACCATCTCGCCGCCTTTGAAATTTGAAATGTCCAAAAAGGCGAAAATGCGTTGTTTTCGGTACATAGAGGATTTTTAACTTTCGCATAAATATCTATAAATAACTATATTTTTCAGGAAAATGGTGTATAAATGGTGTAAATATTTTAATACATTGTTTTACACTAAACAAAGTACGTGATTGTAAGAAAAGAGCATTGTTTCCAATAATACATATGAATAAATTTTGAATGATTTCTGACGGTTTATCCGTCTTTTTTTGGTGTAAGTTTTAATTGTAAGGAGTGATTGATATGTTCAAAGACGAGATTCTTGAAATGATTTTTAGCGAAAATGAAATGCAGAAAATACCTATTGGAACGCAGGCTACAGCAGTTAGCGTGTTTGAAAATGTTATTGGCAAAATAAGAAAGGAGAATCCGGATGCAAAATTATCAGAACTTTTATCCGATGAATAATGGATATGTTCAAAATCCATACGCAGAAAGAATGAACTTTTTGCAAAATTGTCAGCAGAACTTACAACCGCCTATTCAGAACTCTCAAATGCAGGCAACATCACAACAGACAAGTTTTATTGGAAAAGTTGTTGATAGCATTGACGTTGTAAAAGCAACAGACATTCCGATGGATGGGAATATATATTATTTTCCAAAAGCAGACGGAACAGAAATATTTGGAAAACAATGGCTTGCAAATGGAAGAACTCATATTTTGACTTTTAAACCAGTTTTAGATACAGAACCTAACAATCCGACACAGGACAACACAAAAAGCCAAATAGGCATATCAGAAGAGGTCACAGAAGTAATTATGAAAAGATTCGATGAGTTAGAAAACAAAATCTCTAACTTGGAATCGTCTTTGACTAAAACTTCGACTAAAACTTCGACTAGAAGCACTAAATCTTCAACTACGACTAAAAAGGAGAGTGATACAGATGCTTAATCCAATTAGTTTTATGAAAGCAATGAGAAATCCACAGAAATTTTTAGAAGAAATTACAAAAAACAATGAAGTTATGAGTAACCCTATGGCGAAAAATGCTATTGAGATGTATAAAAATGGAGATTCAAAAGGATTACAGGAATTTGCAGAAAACGTCTGCAAAGAAAAAGGAACTACACCGGATGAAATAAAAAAATCAATTATGCAAAGATGCAATTTACGTTAGTACATTTTGGGTTGTGCGCTTAAAACTAGTTTCCCATTTGTAAATAAAACAATGGAGGTAAACAAAATGTTTAACGGAAATTCACCTAGTCTTGCCGATATTGCGGCAGTGACAGGAAACAACAAAGACGGCTGGGGCGATGGAAACGGCTGGTGGGTCTTGATTATCTTGTTTGCTATTTTTGGCGGATGGGGTAATGGATTTGGCGGCGGTTACGGCAACGGCGGTGACAGAGCATCCGTTCCTTGTGCTACACAGGCAGATGTTAGAGCCGCAGTAGACCAGCAGACGCTTATTAGCAAACTCGACCAGCAGACATACGGACTGGCAGACAGTAACTATGCGCTGAACAACACAATCAACAGCAATTTCAGAACTCTTGATAACTCAATCTGTACGCTTGGTTTTCAGAACCAGCAGGGATTCAATGACGTATCTCATCAGATTTCCGACTGCTGCTGTGCAACAAGAGAAGCTATTCAGGGCGTGAATTACAACATTTCAACGCAGACAAACGCACTCCAGAACTCTATGTGCAACAATACAAGAGATATTATCGACAATCAGAACGCAAACACAAGAAGCATCCTTGACTTCCTTGTAAACGACAAATTGTCTACTTTGCAGACTGAAAATCAGAACCTTAAATTGGCGGCTTCACAGTCAGAGCAGAACCAGTATCTTGTAAGCCAGTTGCGACCTACTGCCGTACCAGCTTACATCACTTGCTCACCTTACCAGTCCGCTTATGGAGTAGGTCTTAACAACGGTTGCGGTTGTTGCTAATATACAGAAGAATTAAAACAGAATATCAGAAAAACTCGCCGAACTAGGCTGATTATTACTCTATGGGATAGGTCTATGGCTTATCCCATATTGATTTTTAGGAGGTAGATTATGAGTAATTGTAAAAACGTATGCAGACTTTGCAAGAAATTGATTATAAGTCAGGCAGTAAATTTTACTGCCGGTACTGGTCTTGTTATCCAAATCCCGGAAGGAAGTTATAACGATGGTTCAAAATATTGCATTGTTGTGGCGCAGAACATTCCGGCAGAAACAACAATTTCTGCTCCGGTATATATCCAGATTGGAACTGGTACGGTACTTTACCCACTGACAAAATGTGATTGTACGCAGGCAACGGCTTGTAGTATCAGAACAAGAACAAAATACAGTACAAGAGTTGAAACCACGTCAAATAGCGGGGTTTTCAAATTGCTTGGAAGAATTGCTTGCGCTCCAGACAACAGATTAAATGCAATAAACGGTGATGGAACTCTTGTTACAACCGGTGGAGGTGATTGAGATGGATATTAAAAGAATGCATTGTATGATTGAAAAACTTTCCGAGTGTGCCAAAAGCGAAATGGAATCTGGAATCGAAAATGTTGATACTTGCGAAATGGGAAAAGTAGTAGACATGATGAAAGATTTGTCGGAAGCAATGTACTACAGAACCTTGACAAAGGCAATGGATGAATCAAACTTGGAAGAAACGCTTGAAATGTTTGAGCGTTACGGAGACGGAAGAAGATTTTATGACAAATACCGATACGCTGACGGAAGATTTGCTCCGAAAGGACGAGGAACGTACCGTAGAGGATATGACGAACCATATTATCATATGACCCCGGAAATGTACCGGGAACATGACCCAGAATGGTACAGAGATATGGATAAATACAGAGACGGTCTTATGTATTACACTGATACAGGAATGGATAAAAACATGAAGATGAGAGATTCCAGAGAGGGCAGGAGCGGAATGAGCCGTATGTCTTACATGGAATCAAAAGAAATGCACAAAGCAGACACACCGGCGGATAAGCAATACAAAATGAAAGAGTTAGAAAAGTACATGGGTGAATTATCAAAAGACATTACGGAAATGATTGCGGATAGTTCGCAGGAAGAAAAAAATTTACTTAAAACCAAAATGCAAACATTGTTGCAGAAGTTTTAACAAAAACAAATTAAGGGGGGCGTAATTGCCCCTTTTTGATTGGAGTGGTTAAATTGTATACTATGAATGGTTTTGTTTGGAATATAGTAACAGTATCACCGTATAGCAATATGCTACAAAGAAGTGACGGAAGTTATACTTGCGGAATGTGCGATAGAAATAATCAAACAATTTATATATCAAATATTTTGCGTGGCGGTTTTTTACGCAAAGTTTTGCTACATGAGATATGCCATAGCGCAATGTTTTCATACGGAATTGATATGACTTTGGAGCAGGAAGAAATGTTTTGCGACTTTTTGGCAACATACGCAGATGAAATAATTAGCATAACAAACAATGTATTCCAAACATTAAGAACTGCATTATAGACAAATATAGTCAAATATGATAATATACAATCAAAAATAAAAGAGGAGGGATTGCTCATGGCTTTGATTAAATGCCCGGAGTGCAAAAAGAAAGTTAGCGACCAAACAAACCAGTGTCCGAATTGTGGAAGAACAATTACGGATGCAGATAAGGAACTTGCAATTGAACAGAATAAGAAATCCAAAAAGCATAAAAAGATAGCTTTAATCGTGATTATTGTTATGTTGCTTGCCGGTGTTGCAGGTGGTGTTACCTATTATTTTGTTCAAGAGAACAATAAGCGAATTGAGGAACAGAAGAAAGCGGAAGCGAAAAAGAAAGCGGAAGAAGAAAAGAAGGAAAAGGAAATTGCAGAGCAAAAACAAAGACGTCAAAATAAACGTGATTTTGTGAAGTTGACTGGTGATTTATTTGATTCTACAGATAAATTTGTTTCTAATCTATCCAACATAAGCATAAAAGCAACCCATACATGGAGTAATGCTATTTGGAAAGAGAAAAGCAAAGAGACAAATAAATGGACATTAAAGAAGAATGGGAAATTTAGAGACTTCTCTGATGCCGTGAATCTTTGCATAAGTGATACAGTGTATTCAAATAAAACGGCAAAACAATATGAGAAATTTAAGGAAACCTATTCAAAATGGGAAAAAATTAAATCAGATGACTACATTTATAATGAATATAAAGACATCTGCGAAGATACAGAAAACTATTGTAATGCAATACACAGTTTATATTCTTTGCTTGCAAGTCCGACAGGAAACTATGATGATTTTTCAACAAGCATAACCAATGCTGAAAACGATATTAAGATATATGCGGAATCACTTTCTTCCGACATGTTTAAGTTATATCACTAATTAGTAAAGGAATAGAAATATGTGGAAAAGACTTTTGATAGTTATTTTGATTTGCGTTATATTCTTAGCAGTTTTTTATTTTGGCAGGTCATGCGTGATTGTGTATGATACTGGAGATAATATGCAGAGGGTAAACGAAATGCTTGATAACTAGATTTATTGGATAGAGACAGTATAATTTTATATTGTCTCTATTTTTTTGCATTTAGGGGTTGACTTATGTGCGTACATAATTTATAATGATTTATGCAAGGACATAAATAGAAAGGAGATGATAATTTGTCACCAAGAACTGGTAGACCACCATTACAAGACGTTTCCAGAACAGAAAAACTCAACATCAGATTAACAAAGCAAGAGAAACAAGATATTGAGTATTGTTCAGAAAAATTAAATCTATCAAGGACTGATACAATAATAAAGGGAATTGGACTTGTAAAAAAGGAAATTGAAAAATAAAAGAGTTGAAAAAAATTGCAAAAAGAATAGAATCAAAATCGAAGTAAAGATTAGAAGAGGTGATATAAAATGAAAATTCCATATAGCGATAAGACAAACGAAGAATTATCACTGATTTATAAAGATTATGTTGTTTCAAAAAATGAAGGAATAAGATGTGAAAGTTTTGTTCCTTATGCAAAAGAAATCAAAGAAAATATAGGTGGAGACTTTACTTTAGCTGAAGCAATTAGACTGGCAAAGTTAGATTTTTTTGAAGAAGTATGTAATAGATTTTTATAAGTAAATGACGATTTCTTTGCAGGAATTAGTTGCAAGGAAGAAAAATAAGAAATAAATAATAAGCAGGAGCCTAAATTATGGAAAAGGCTCCTACTTTTTTGTCTAATTGGCAACCGGGGGGAGAAATAAATGGTTGCCGTATTATATTGGTTTTAGACCTTTAAAGTGTACCATACAATCAGATGATACACAAATGGTTTTTCAATGCGTTCTCAACACGTTTTTCACTGATACTGATATATCTTTGCGTTGTCGAACTGGATGAGTGCTGTAGCAGGTGACGCACCAGTTCAATATCATAATCGTTATTTAGATACATTTCCGTAGCATAGAATTTCCGGAAACTGTGAGTTGATATTCCGTCAATTCCAAAGAAATCCGCTACGATTTTCAATTGTTTCTGTACGGCTCTTTCGCTGATTGGAAAGATTCTTGCGGTTGGTGCAATGCCGTTATCCTCTGTGTACTGCTTTAAGAATTGGAATAATTCAGTTGGAACCGTGAAGTTTCTTCCCTTGCCGGTTTTCTGCTCGATAATATCCAGATGATAGCGACCGCTCTCGTATACCACGTCTGAAAGCGTAAGGTGCAGTATATCAGAGATTCTAACTCCGATGTTTGCTTGCACTACCAACAATGTAGCAAGCCGTTTGTTTGGTTTGAATACGTGTTCTCCGTAATTGAAGCCTTTGCGGATTGCGGTTATGATTTCTTTGTAGGTTTCCTTGTCTAATGCTTTTGTTTTTTTGTTCATGCTGAACACTCCTTTCTTTTTACACCCGGTAAGCAAAATATTTTGATACCCCCCTACCTTTCAAATTTTCAAGGTTGGAGAGAGATTTTTTTGCGATTTCGGAATTTTCGCCCGATAATGCAAATTTTTTGATACCCCCCGGGGTTGCTAATTTTTATAGTTGCATGGTGAATTTTTTCAAATTGATTTATATTAACAGTTTTTGCACTGTTTTTTACTTTACTGATTTTAGATACACTAAATAAAGTCTTGCAATTGTGAGACGTTCCAAGGCTCCTATTTTGCTTTTTTATCTCGTGAGCCTATAAACTTGCTATAGATATATAAAATCAGTATACGGCGAATATAAAGCGTTGTCAAGGTGCTATGTATTTTTGCATCCAAACCAAACCGGAACAAATCCGGCAGGGTAAAAACAGCCTTTTGTTTTTTTGTATCGCAAACACACCGCCGGAGATTTGCGAAAAAGCAAAACGGCAGCAGGGCGCACGCCTACCAAAAGCAGGAAAAGCGCACGACAAAAAGCCGGAACGCATCCGGCTTTTTGTTATAATAAATGTAAATTGATGAATAAAATCCGCGCGGCTCAACCTTTATCCCGGCATAGTGCCTTGACACGTGCCGCCGGATTTCTGCCAATATTGCGAATTGTTCCGTCGTTGGCGTTTGTCCTTGGTATGGCGTTGATACCTCCAACGCTTCGCCACCTCCGAAAAGTTTAATTTTTTCCGGATTGTAACCAGATTTCTCTAGCCATTTTTGTAATGATTTAACCATGTCACCGCCTCCAGTCTTTTATTTTTCTCCAATATAGCGAAAAGAAACCGCCGGAAAAAACCGGCGCAGCTTCTTTTTTTTCTAATTCAAGCACTCATCAATTTTTTTCGCAAGATGTGGAAAAGCTTCTTGTATTTCTTGCACTGTGTCGGCGTAGTAATCGCCAACTGATTTTCCGAAAATTCTAATATTTCCGGTGTAAAAAGCGCCTAAATCGTTAAAATAAATGTCTAAACTCGTAGCTTGTTCTTTTTTGTCACTGTACCACATATCAATTTTTATCATAATATAACCACCTTCCTATTTTTTATTTTTATCCATCAAAAGGGAAAAGCAAGCCGGGGAATCGAACCCCGGTAAATCCTAGCTTGCTAATTTTGATTATTTGGCTTTCTCCGCATGCTTTTCGAGCTCTCTATAAAGCAGCTTGCACGCTGTTATTTCTGCCTTATCCTCTGTATATTTTTCTTTTTCCTCTTCCGTCTCGTCTAAAATATCAGCGAGCCAATCAATGGCAGAGCCGAGAAAAATATCATCAGAAACAGGAAATGCGGTTGGTAGTCCGCTCATCCAATCAATAAATAAATCCTGCCTGCTGATTCTTCCCGCAATATACCGGTTGTCACATTTGCATTTTTCAATTTCAAAAGCTGTCAAAATGTCTTTGCAAATTTCGTTATATTCGGTTTTTGCCGTTTTCCCGTCATATGAAAAATATTCCTCGGCTGCTTCATAACTTTCAATTATTTTGTTTTCGATTGCTTTCATAACCTCTTTACTATTTGTCTTTTTCATAATTCTTTACCTTTTCGGGAATCTATGATATAATTCCCTTACCTTTCTTTTTTGATTGGTGGCGGTTCGTTCTTGGTAGGGGCGACCGCCTTTTTTTGTTTCTGTATATAATATAACCTAAAACTAGGATAATGTCAAGGGTTTTTGTAATCTTTTTTGCGAATATTTTTTCTTGCTTTCTTCCTATATATATGATACAATTAAAACAATAGGAGGTGATGAATTTGATAAGATACAAAACAGATGTTCTGGAATTACTGAAAAAACACGGATACAATCAAACACGGATACAAAAGGAGAAACTACTTTCAGGACAAACAAACTCGAATTTGAGGACTGGGAAGATGGTAAATCTGGACACCATAAATAAAATTTGCGTGATGTGCCGCTGTCAACCCGGGGATATACTGGAAGTGATTCCAACGGATGAAGAAAAAATAAAATATTTTTAGAAAAAGTAGTTGATAATATCCTATGATTAGGTTATAATTAACTTATCAAATAAAGAAAGGCACGGCGCAAGCCGTGAAATGGTGGAAAATATGAATACAATTAGATTATTGCATGGGGAGTGTAGAGCAACCAACGAGGAAATGAAGAAATTTCAGAAAGGTGACACAATTTGGGGCAACGATACCAGCCCGGAAGAATTGAAAAGATGGAAAATTGAAGAAGCGGAGGAAGCAAAAGAAGAACTTTCCAAGTTCTGCTGTAAATCCGTTAGGTATAACGAATATCTAACGGATATTGAAGAGTACGCTCTTGAATATTTCGAGGCAGACGAAAACGGCGAATTTATTGAGGGTTCCGACTTTGACCTTGCACCAATGAAATATATGGTTAATTATAATACTGGTGCAGGCAATGAGGATGCTTATTCGATTGAGGAGGCTAAGGGAAAAGCTGAAAATGGTATTTGCTATACGCAAGAACCAATTGACATATTTGACAGGGAAAAAGAAGAAGTCGTTTCAACACTCCCATGGTACGGCGTTGAGCCTGGGGATGATGATGACCCAGTCGCAGAGATTGGCGGCGGTTTCTACGGTCAATGGGTAGATTTATAAACAGATTCCAGAAAGAGAAAGGGCGGCTTTTTAGCCGTCTTTTTTTGTGTATTTTTGTTATCGTTTTGTTATCGTTTTGTTATCGACTTGTAATCATGTTGTATACAATTCTGTTACCAAAGTGTAACATAGATAAGATTAGGTTAGAGAAGATAAGTATATATATAGTCGGGCAGATTCCCCGACGCCGCACCCGGATTTATAAAAACGGCTCGAACTCGACAAATAAATATTATAAATTTATTATTGACAATAACTTGTGTATCGTGTATAGTAGAGGCAGATATTAAAATACTGCGCTGGAAACAGTAGCACACAGTCGGAAGCATATATAAACGCTGACGCAAGAGGATAACTTTTTATTTTTCTTGTGTTGGCGTTTTTTATTTTTTGAATGTTTGGAGGTGATGAAGTGAAAGATAATGTTGTTAAAAGCGAGGTAGGTATTGAGGTATACCAGAACGACATATATAGGCTAGTGGATGAGTACATAGACACGGAACTAGATGGAGATGTAGAAAGCGTAACAGATAACTTTGTAGCTATGATATTTTATATAGCCGATAATATACAAAAGCCTAGCCATGATGATATAGAGTTATTGGATAATATATTTGATATCTATGTTCGTATATGTGCTAAATATAAAGTGTTACCAACACTGGAAGTATTTAGTTTTTTAACTGGTATACACAGAACGACATTTACTGACTGGGCTAATGGATTGTATAGAGTTAGTAGCGCACATGGCATCACAGTTAAAAAATGGTTCAACATTTGCAAATCTTTCACGCTTAACCGCTTACACAATCAATCCGGCACAAACTCCAATTTGATATTTATTGCAAAGGCGGCTTATGGGATGGCGGAAACTGCTCCGGTACAGGTCGGAAGCCAAAACAATCAAGCATTAGCAGATAGCGAGCTTCCAAAGTTGACAAATCCGGCAAAGGAAGTTATTGAAATCGAACAAAAAGACGGATAAACAACGGAAAACCGTAAAAGTTCGTAAAATTGTAGTTATACGAACCGAGCAAAAGAGAGGACTAGCAACGCACCCCCTCCCCCTCTATTGGGGGATTAAAAAACCGCCTACTAAGTCCCCCATACTCCCGAAAAAATAAAAAAGAGGTTTTTAAGAATGGAAAATGAATTGCTAAAAACAGAATACTCAAAGGCGTTTGACGATAAGCGGAAAGCGTTGATATGTCAGAGCTATTACAAATATGGCAAGGCAAGTAGAAATTTCGCAACCGGAAATGTGGATGCGATTGGAAGTCTTAAAAAGTGTCTTGCGAAGTTTGAAGAAACTGGGAACACGGAATATCTTTGCGACGTAGCAAATTACGCAATGTTCCGTTTCATGTTTCCGCAGAACGGAGAGTATTTCAAAAATACGGATTCGGATGGTTCGGCAGGAATTGTTGGAATGAGTGTGAAAGAAATGGAGGACTTCAAGGATGGACGATAACGAAAAACAGTGTTGTGGAAATTGTAAATATGCTGCATATAGCCGTGAGAATGGTTATGTGTGCGAGAATATGGACAGTTACTATCTAGCTGATTATGTCGAATACGACCACGGATGCGAAGAGTGGAGGAAACGTGATGATTAGTTTTTTGATTCGATACATTGCTGTGGTTTATTTTGGATTCATGGTGGTAGTTTCGTTTTTGAACATAGTGTTATGCGAAAGACCTCGTGATAGAATAATGTCAATAATCAATTTTTGTGCGTCCATTGTGGCGATATATTTTATAACTCATTAAGAGTTTTACCATATCCCTTGAACTCTTAAACGTGATAAGGAGTGTGAATCACAAAGAGGGGCAATGTATATCCGTTCTAGCCGAGAGCGAATCGGAATACAACACCGGCAATTCGGTGTATATGGTTTGTTCATGTTTTGCTTTGACATGAACCCTTTCTTTACCCACTAGCGGAAAGCTGATTAAAGGACCGTCACAAGGTCCGGTGGGGTTTATGGTTTCGTTGCGATAGTTCCCAGTGTCCAAAGTAGCCGGACGCAAAAGAATCGCAACAGTGCGGATTAAAACACAGATGCATGTATGCCAATCCGTACTTACGGCGATAGCATAATGGATAATGCGTTGTGTAGAATCCCACTATACACAAAGAATCGTGGTTCAAATCCACGGTTGCCGATTAGGTGTAATTTCCTAAGGGAAATATCCAAAGGTAAGAATGTTCCAAATTTGCAAATAAGGAATGTAAGCCTTATGGGATTGCAATACACCTATTGCCGATACAACCCTAACTAGGTAGGGGGGCAGTTTGCTAAACTGTCAGTAGTCGTGATGGCGTTTTGGTTCAAATCCAAATATCGGCGTTTCCCCGATAGAGGGGAATAATTTAATACAAAGGCACCTAGAATTTTCCTGTTTTGCGATATAATCATTAGTCATTTGAATGGGTGCCTTTGCTGATTTGTGGCGCAAAGGGTAGACGCAGGAAACCACAAGTACGATGCCAAAGTGAGCCGAAAGGATATGGACAAAGGCATCATGTGAGGTTCGATTCCTCACCACATCAATGTTCCGGTTCGCTACCGGATAAGCAAGCGTTTCGGTATTCCTTGCTGAAATAATTAAAATGCTTGTGTTGGTTGTCTGACAGTAGAGTATGGACAGAATAGTAATAAGTGACCGGATAATACTTTCCAACACAAGAAACCGAATATAACTGGAGGTGTAAAATGGCAAGTATTATTAAAACTTACAATTTCAAAAACGGAAGAACGAAAGATGGAATTGATTACGCAAACGGAGAATTTGTTTCTCTTGAAGATTACAAAATTGAAAGAGAAAAAAATTTTTGTCTTGAAAGTAAATTAGATAAATACGTTAGATTGCATTCAAGATTTACTGATTCTGCACTAAGAGATTTCGATAGCGGAGATTATGCGTCGTTGTGTGTTTTAACAATAAGTGAATTATCCAGTTATAAAGACAGAATAGAAGAATTAGAAAATGAGATACATACCATGGATTGTTTCTCAAACCCTTTGGATGTTGTCGAAATGCTTACTAGCGCAACGTGCGAAGTGAAAAATCCATCTATTGGAGAACCACCAGAAACAAAAAAATATACCATTGATGAGTTAAAACAGATTGCAGAGTATTTACTTGTCTACTGCAAGCATAACAAAGAAGATGAATAAATAATATGCCAGAGGTGTGGAAATCCGTTTTACCAACGCACCATATGGGTTAAAAGAGGGAGAGTGATAGAATGGAAAATTTAATTGCTGTTTATGCTTTATGGTTGTTTTTAGGTAATTTCATATATTTTATCTTGGTATATACCAAAGATATATATGCATTATGCTATTACGGTTTTGTATCAAAGTATCTGTACGAAGAAACAGAAATGAATATGTTCGGATGTGTAATGATTGCACTATTATTTTATGTTTTTTTTCCAGTTTTATTTATACCACGAAGCATAGGAATGGTTGTGTTTTGGATATTTCACGTTGGGAGAAAGCAATGATTGGTGGATTGATAAAGGGGATATGGAAATGTGTGAGTTTTGCAAAGACATAGCAATGAATGATGATGAATACATGAAAAAAATATGTGCTGGTGGAGATTTTATTTACAAAGACAAAGAAGGCTTTGGATTGTTTATTGAAACAGGAGACAGCGGTTGCCCCGGATATATAAAAATCAATTATTGCCCTAAGTGTGGAAAAGAGTTAGCAGAAGAAAATAAAAAGGAAAAAATTAAAATAATATCCGATGGACAAAGCGCAAAGCTATTTATTGATGGTAAAAAAGTGCTTGGTAAAGATATGGAATTACATTTCAGTGGTCATGCAGGAAAAGAACCAATGATTGTAATTGATGCAAACTGGATAAAAACAGATGAAAACAATGTACCAATTTTAAACGAAAAAAAGACAGAAGTTTTAACAGAAGGTATTAAGA